ATGTTACTCCCTCCCGTTATTGTTTTCGGCGGCCCTTATTTTTTTCCAGCGCTTCAAACAAGTTTCCTGGAACTACCTCGTAACCGTCTAAAGAGAAAACCTGTTCCAATTCTTCTTTCCTTTGGTTCACTTCTGCAATCCTCTGCTCAGACCTGTCCTCTCCCGTTCCGGCATCCCAGCCGTCCATAATCTTCTCCGCCTCGCGCATTAACGCATCCAGTTTTTCAGTCGTAAAGACGTTGTAATTTTCCAGTTCTTTCGCAGGCCGGAGCACGTCCCAGTTTCCAGAATATCGCTCCTGGTCAAGAAAGCTGACACATGCAAGGCTTGTGACCGGGCGGCCGAAACTGTCAGCCCATGCCGGCGGAAAAACCATCATCTTTTTCTTGATGACGATTTCTTCTTGCGCTCTGTTTTCCTCCTGATGCTCTGTCTCATCCGGTTCCTGTGGAGGGAGGATGATCTCCTCAATCTTTATCATTTCCGGTTCATCCAGTTCAAAGAGCATCAGTCTGTGACTCCCATCCTCAATGAATTCCCCACGGAATCGGTATCGGACATTCTCTTCCCACTCCATGATATCAAACAAGGTCCTTGCCAGCCCCCGGCAGGCAACCGGGTTCACGCTCCATCTGGAATCCTTGAGCCTTCCCCAGTGAATTGCATTTGGGTTTTCCTTCCCACAAGGACGGATAGCGATGCAGCGGTTCACTGTGTTCAGCAAAAGCTCTACATACTCCACATTCCCGAACTTTCTCAGGCAGGACGTATTGAACCTGAGTTTCCCGCCTGAGATCGTCATGGCAGGATTACCCATTGTAGAAAAGAACTGCGCCCTGACAAACTCATAACCTGAAAGGTCAAGTCGGCTTCCGGATTCCCCATAATCCGTTTCAACCCCGCCATCTCTGTATACGCTTTCTGAAGCAGCCTGATATTCTTCCGCGGAAAAACCTGTCCAATCCTTATCTATTGGCACATACCCTTTCAGGACACCATCATCCACAACGCTCAGGACAGGCAGGGGGCGGTTCTTTGAGGCATAGCCTTTCAAAGCCTGCATACTGTTCGCGGCATTGTAAACCTCCCTTGACACAATCGGCTCATGATGGTCACGCTGGCGGTACTGGTTCCGGTCGTTATTGTTTCTCCTCGACTTATGATCCAAATAGCTCGGTGTCCACGTCTTTCTTGCAAGCACGTCCCCACAGTGGCGTTCATTCTGAATAACACCGATAATCGATCTTGGGCTCCATTCGGTATTCCCAATCTTTGTCTCCCGCCCGTATTCCGTCAGGATATCAGCAATATCTACGCAGGAGAATCCGTTCAGGTAAAGGTAATAGATTACCTTCACAGTCTCCGCTTCTACCGGATTGATGACAAGATTGCCCTCCTCGTCCTTATCGTAGCCAAGCAGCTCCGGCGTCAGGAAAATCCCCCTGGAGAAGCGATGCTCGATAGAAAAATTCATAATCTCGCTTTTCGTATGGGATTCTTCTTGCGCCGCAGCAGACAGAACCGTCAGTATCATTTCGCTGGTCTGGCTCAAGGTATAAAGATTTTCCGTTTCAAAAAGCACCCCGACCGGATTCCTAAGCTGCGCCAGTTTTCGGACCGTACCGATTGCATCTACAGTATTCCTCGCAAATCTTGAGATGGATTTGGTGATGATAAGATCAATCTTCCCGGCATAACAGTCCGCCAGCATTCGCCCAAATTCCTCCCTGTGTGCCAGGGAAGTGCCAGAGATGCCTTCATCCGCATAAATGTCAACCAGTTCCCAGCCAGGCTGCTCCCGGATATAGTCCTCATAATGGTTTTTCTGAAGCTCATAGGAAGTCGTCTGATTTGGATCATCCGTGGAGACGCGGCAGTATGCCGCCACACGCTTGTGGGAGGTATCCTCTTTTAGGCTCACGATCTCCCTTGCCGGGATCAGTTCCAGTTCATCCTTGTCTATGCCACGATAGCGCTCACGGATTTTCTTTTTTCGCTCATCTGACTTCATATGCTTCTCATTTTCTGTCATTTTGTTCTTCCTCTTCTGGCTTAAGGCTCCAGTACCATTGGTACCTTCTACGGTAACAACGTACTCCGATAGCTTTTTTTGTTTCTTCCGCAGTCCTCTGGCTGATGCCTTCTTCTCCCAAGCGCATGTATATATCCTTCGATGTCTTATCTCCGTCCGCAAGCAATCTGGCGATCAGGGATGCAGCTTTTTCCATTTTTGTGCCCGGCTTGAATTGTACGGGTTCCCCCTGTACAGGCTTATCTGCAGTCTTGCACTGCAACCATTGGAAACCCGTTTCTTCCAGTATTTGAAATTTAATATCTCCCCCGACCGGTGCGAGGCTATTTTTTATCTGACGAACTATCCTGATATCCGGGTCGTCTTCAGCCCGATCTACCTGCAGGACGCTCCGTGCCGCCGCAACAACATCGATGCTGCCAAGGCTCCTATATAGGCCTTTCGTCCCTTCTCGCTTATTAAGATGCCCAATCAGTACAATCGCACAATCATACACAGTTGCCCACATACCGAGTCTGCGCATAAGCCTTCTCGCCTTTCCCGCCATCTGCAGATCAGAATCGCTTCCGAGATAAGCCTGTATAGGGTCGATCACAACTAAGGCTGGGCGGAATGCTATAATTGCCTGCCGGATTCGTTCATCATCCAATGTAAGGCCTTCATAGACTTCTTCATTTATGAAGGCGATATTACTACAGTCTGCTCCGCTTTTTTCAAGCCGGGGCTTTATTGTGTCTGCCAATCCGTCCTCAGAGCACTGATAAATCACGTGCTTTGCCAGTCCAAGTGAAACCCCATCAGGGCTTTTCCCGCCCTTTGATATTTCTGAGATCAGCTGGATCATCATAGTTGATTTCCCATCTCCGGGGTCGCCTTGAAGGAGAGTAATCTTTCCACAGGCAATGTAAGGATACCAAAGCCAGCGAACCGGTTCACTTCTCACTTTGCTGTACAGCGTGATCAGATCCTCTTTCTCTGCCATGTTCAACACCTCCCGACTGTGCTTTTATCCCAAATCACTCAAATTCACACTTTTATTATAACTGTTTCCAACCATTTTTTCTGTAAACAGCCTGTTTACGCATTTCCAGAATTGTAGACAGACTGTTTACAAAAAAGCCTAAGACAACAGCTTACCAGAGGGCGTGAGATTTTCTGCGGTCTTATTCTTTTCCTGCCCATCAGGCTTTTTTTATAATCCGCGTGGTCATGTACCAGGCTAAGACGGCAGCATATCAAAAGGGGATGATTACGTCTTAACGATGCCAAAATGAAGAGGTTGACTTGCTATGTGCAAAATAAAGAGGTAATAATGTCATGCTTATGTGGAGCACTCGAAAGCGAGGTACTTATGGATATAAACTATGGCGAACTCGGAAAACGCATCAGCCATTTCCGAAACAAAAGAAATCTTTCACAGGAAGACTTGAGCGAGACGCTTCATGTCACGCGGGAGTATGTCAGCTATATGGAGACAGGGAAACGAAAGCCCGCCCTGAAAACCATTGTGGAAATAGCAAACACATTGAATGTATCGACAGATGACCTTTTAGTGGACAGCCTGGAAAACTCCGTATCCACGGCAGACTCAGAACTCCACCGGTTGTTGCTGGACTGTACTCCCACCGAAGAGGAGATCATTACCCGGACAGCAAAAGAACTAAAATCCATCCTGTACGGATTGGGAATCTAACATAACAAAAAACTGCCCGCATAAGCCACTGGCGCACTCTGTATACTATTCAGGGTGCCGTCTGTGCTATGTCGGGCAGGAATAAATGACGGTCATCGAGACTTCCATTAATTCGAAGTCTTAGCTGCGTATATATGTATCCTATTCCCTGGCAGGGGACACGTCTTCCGTAGTTTTCACTCCAATACCTCATAACAGTCTGCCAGGAATTCGAGAAATCCTACTGTGATATTCTGCACAGCCAACTCCCCGTCAATGCGCTCCATCCCCTCTAAAGCCTTACCAATGCGTGCCGCATCTTCTCCCAATCCTGCTATCAGAATCCGTTCCTCCATCTGATCCCGGAAACTTCCGGCCGCAAGATTGATCAGTTCGACGAGTTGCTGTCCATTGACTATAGTGGTGTTTTTGTTCATCCTCCCGCCTATTATAGCTCGTAACAGTTTCCGCGCAGATGTCACGTCAAGGCGTCCGAGATACCGTTGCACTTGCAGAGCTGTAACCGTCTCCAGCGTGTCCAATCCGTAATCCTTCACTCTAATCCCATCAATTCTATTTCTACCCATGTACAATACCTCCCTTGTATTTTTCTTCTGACTGGCTTGCCATTTTTCCATATAGCATTATGGCAACCTCACCATATATGAAAATTCTGCACATAGCAACAAGTTTTAATGGATATTAAACGCAAAAAAGCGCCCCGACAGGCCCGCAGACAAATCCAGTCCACAGGCCCGACAGGGCGCCGTTTTACTCTTATTCTTCTTTTGCATCTTCCTGTACTGCCATCGGCCCCACAGCCGCAGTGTCTTTCTTCCTGCGTCCTGTTTTGCCGTTCCCAACGGGCACCTTGCTGTGGTTGACTGGCTTGCCATTGACCTGCCAGTTTTCAAGGAGTACCTCGACCGTGCCATCCTCCCTGTACCTACGGTAGCCCTGGAACGCAGCCAGTGTCCGGCCTGTACCGCAGCAGGTAAACTTCACTCCAAAATTCGTCTGGAACTCAATGCTGTCATCCCCCACAAACCCTTTCTCGATAAAAGCCACATAGATGCCCCTCTCAAATTTCAGGAAATCCGGCGCAGCCTGTACTTTCTCCGGCGTGATGTGGCTCTTGCCTGAGCTGATGTTCCCCCGGACATACGGCCTTGCCTGTCCGTCAGCGGTCCGCAGGAAAGTCCCCTCTGTGTCCAACCCGTTCACGTTGATCTTCCCGCCGTCCGAGTTGGTCTCCGGCAGTTCTGCAAGGCAGCGGAGAAAGAAATCGAAGTTTTTTCTCATGGTGGCCGTGGAACCGAGTTCCGCCTCCAGCGATGCTTTTTCCGCCCGGCACTCCTCCAGCCGCTTGCTGATATCCCTTGCGAGGTTTGCGTAGACCTCCGCCTCTTCCTGCCCGCCGCTCCACACAGGCTGCCGCATGTCGCCGCCCCGGATACCCTTGCGGATGTCCACCTCAATCTCATCCAGCGTGACCTCTCCTGCGTCGAGGGCCTGCCTCAGTTCCACGCTCTGCTCAATTGCCGCGCTGCGCATGGCTTCCATCTGACGGGATGTGGTCTTGCGGAGGTTCTCCTCCAGATCCCGGATACGGTCATCCAACAGCGCCATCCGTTCTGCCGAATATCCTCCGCCTTTGGAACGTTTGTAGGCGGCATTGTAGGCTTGCGCGTATTGCCGCATAAGCCATGAATTATCGCCATTGGCGTCGTAATCCCGCTTCAGCCGGTAGAGCATCTCCATGAAGCTCTGCTCAACAGCAACCTCATACACCCCGGAGGACGGACACCTGCCGTCATCCTGCACTTTCAGTTCATACCGGGATCCCAGCACATTATCCGTCCCGTCGGGCGCCTTGCCCCTCTTGCTGGAACACCTCCAGATGATATAAGTGAAGCGGTACTTATCCCTAAACCCAGCCTCGCCGGCGCAGCTCCGTTCATCTGTATAATTCTTCGCCGCAGCCTGGTAATCCGCCCGGTAATAGGGGGCCCCACAGGGCTTTCCGTCCCGGATGGTGCCGCAGAACAGGTTCCCGAACGGCGATTTATTGGGAAGGGAGCGCCCGTCGGCCGCCGCTTTCTTCCTTGACGTGCGGTTCCCACGCTCGTTTAGGAGCATCTGCGTCCTGTCCCATGTGTCCCGGTCGATGATGCCGACATGGTGGTCCTTTACATAATACCTCGGCGCTTCCCCCATATTCTGTGTGGAGTAATGGGTCAGGAAGTCTTTTGTCACATACTTCTGCATCTCGCAGTCCCCAACAAACTTCTCATTTTTCAGCACATGGTAGACGGTGCAGTGTGTCCACAGTTTCCCGTTGACCGAACGCTTCCCCTGCCCGTTCAGCGCCTTTGCGATGCTGTTCGCGGATTTTCCTAAAAGGAACTGCTCAAAGATGAACCGGACAGTCTGCGCCTGCTCGGGCACGATCACCCATTCCCCGTCCGGCCCTTTCTCATAGCCGATCATCCTCTGCAGATTGACGTGCGGCCTGCCCGCCTGGAACCGTTTCTGGAATGACCAGCGGATGTTGTCCGAGATCGACCGACTCTCGTCCTGCGCCAGCGCGGACAGGATCGTAAGGATTAGTTCCCCTTTCGCGTCCAGCGTGTCGATATGCTCTTTTTCAAAATAGACCCCCACCGGCGGGTCCTGACTCCGTAACTCCCGGATGCAGCTCAAGGTATCCACAGTGTTCCTCGCAAAACGGGAGATCGACTTGGTGATGATGTAATCTATCTTCCCATCCAGGGCGTCCCCCATCATGCGGTTAAATTCCTTTCTCCGTATTCTTGAGGTGCCGGTGATGGCCTCGTCCGCGTATACCCCTGCTTTCGTCCACCCCTCCGTGCGGTCGATCAGGTCCGTGTAGAACTTGTTTTGCTCCGTATAGGAGGTTTTCTGGCTCTCGTCCCCTGTGGAAACGCGGCAATATGCGGCCACGCGGACCTCCTTCTGCTCTTTCAGCTGCCCGCCGTTCTGTACGCTCCGTTTAGTCGCCGGTATGACAGATACCGTGGGCGCTGCTATTGACTGTGTATTCAACATATGTCATCCTTCCTTTCCGGATTTCCCTCTGAAATCATGTCTGTACCAATGGGTATAAAAAGGGCCGCAGTTACCTGCAGCCTCATTCCACCTTCCTGTTTATCTTCTTCCTGCGCCTCTCCCTCTTCTGTACCATCTTATGGCCATTGAAATACGCGGCAGTATAGCGATAATCCTCGATGTTGCTATACATCTCCACATCTGTCCTCGTGTCATCAAACCAATGGACGGTGTAATGAAGCGGGTCATGGATGGTGATGGAAATTGCGAATGCCTTCACATACTCGGATGTCATGCCGTTGAGGAACTCGACCATGCCCTCCGGCCCCAGGGGAAGCCCCTCCATCCAAGCAATGGCTTTCTCCCTCCATTCGTAATCATCTTCCAGTGCATCCCAATATTCCTCCATGTAGGAGAGCCGGTCACTGAGCGTTTTAAACTCCGCCTCATCCTCTTCCAGCTTTTCCGTGGCTTCCCCGATCTGCCCTCTCAGTCCGGCGAGCAGAGCCGTGTCGATCTCCTCGCCCAAAAGTGACCGCCTTACTTCCATGGTTTCCGCCTGGGTGCGCAGCCGGCGCAATGCCTTACCGCCGTTGTCGATGGATACCTGTAGGGCGAGCATCTGCTGCTTCATAAAGGAACGGTCGCGCTCAATGAAATCCGCCTGCTGCATCCTCTCCAAACGTTCCCGCATCTGCCTTACGAACTGCGTGGCGCTGTCGGTAAACTGCACGGAATCCCCCATGTACCGGCCGCTCATGATGTCTGCCACGGCCACGTCATCCCGTATATTCCCCTCGATGAGCTGGAACCTCTCCGTCACCGCCTTGCGGAACATGCGGATAAGCTGCTCCTCATAGACCTTCTCCGCATGGCAGATGGTCTTCCCGTTGTTCAGCGTTGTCGATGCGCACTTCCAGATATTGTTGGCCCTGCCGCCGTTGACGTGGTAATGCCGTCCGCATGAGGCGCAGACGAGCCGCCCGGCGAAAGCGTACTGCCGACGTTCCCCCTGCCCTGGCCTTTTCCCCATCCCCCTTATCCGCTTTGCTTCCTCAAAAAGCTCCCGGCTGATGATCGCAGGGTGGTGGTCCCTCACAAGGTACTGCGGCATCTCGCCTTCATTCACTTTCTGCGTGTGGGTCAGGTGGTCCGTGGTAATGGACTTCTGGACAAGCACGTCTCCCGTATAACGTTCCTTTTCCAGTATCATCCTGACATTGCGGGTGGTCCACCCTTCATTGAGGCCTTCCTTCAGTTTGCCGTCCGGCATCTTCCTGCCGCCGCTGGTATTCTTGCTGAACGGCTCATAGACCGGGGATGGGATATGGTCGCGGTTTAAACCCCTCGCTATCTGCGCGGGGGACGATCCGTCCACAAATTCTTGGAAAACCCTTCGGACAACCTCTGCTTCTTCCTCTACAATCTCTACCCGACGCAACCGGTAACCGTCCGCCGTCACCATGTAGGCGTCCTCCCCTTCAGGGAAACGGTATCCGTAAACATCTATATTCCGCACCTTCCCTTCGGGGAACCGCTTGCTGTTCCCCCACAGGAGGTTCGTAGAGATGCTCCGGCTTTCCTCCTGGGCAATCGCCGCCAGCGTCGTCACAATGAATTCGCTGTACTGCTCCGCGGTATCCAGCGCCTCCCTCTCGAACAGGATCGTCACGCCGCACTGCTTCAGTAGCTTCATGGCCATCAGGAAATCGTTTGTGTTGCGGGAGAAACGGGAAATGGATTTGCACACGATACGGTCCACCTTGCCCTCCCTGCAGTGACGCAGGAGACGTTTATACCCAGTCCGTTTATCGCCGGATGTGGCGGAAACCCCATAATCCGAATACACCCCAGCCGATATCCAATTCCCGTTTTGCGCCAACAGTTGGGAAAAGTACTGCTCCTGTATCTCGTAAGAGTCCTCTTGGGCGGCGCTGTCCGAGGATACCCGGATGTATGCGGCGACGCGCAGCGGGCCTTCGTGTCCTTCGGGCATGCGGCGCCCCATATCTTCCGAAGAAATGAACTGCCCTTTGCCAAAGATACCAGTGTCCGACTGCGTGTTCCGGATGACGGATATCTCAAAGGGGCTCGCTTTCCCCAGAGGCCCAACAGCCAGCAGTGGCTCCAACTCAAGCATGCGTTCCTCCAGCACCTGCTGCATGGGGGTACTTTCCGGCGCGGTTTTCTGTTTCATCGCCTTTGCCCGGCTGATCAGTGCCGCAATTTCTGTCTGGGCGGCAGGCTTTTCGCCTAGTTTTGCCTCTGGATTTGCGCCCGCCTGCGGCGCTGGTTTTCCAGATACTTTCCCCGGCGCGTCCTGCGAACCAACCGGTATCCCAAGCGCCGACAGCACCGCGTTCACGTCCGGCTTCCTGCCCGGGGCTTTTTCCGCCCTGGGTTTCACCGTCGTCCGTGACAGCCTTTCCAGGAACGCCTGCGCCGATATGTTTTCATTCTTTGTCCCCATAAGTGTGGCTCCTTTCCTTCCAGATTCCCCGTGGGTTCCCCCTTGGGGTAGTCCTATATTACCGTCCTGTCCCGAAATAGCAAGCAAATTGTGGTAGGTTCTGCTCAGAAATATCGGAGAAAACAGGCGTCTTAAATTGTGAATAAAGCACAACTGAGGTGCGTTGCCCTTCCTTGTAAAAAAAGGCGGCTGTGCAGCCGTCCGGCCACACAGCCTTTCCCCAAATGCATACTACAGTATCTCTGTTCCCCGCAGTATCACTGCCTCTCGCAATAGTCGAGACTCACCCATCCGTTCCGCCCGGACTGATAGGATTTCAAAAGCCCCCAGCCTTTAGCGGAGCCGGTCCCGTTGCTCTCTTCCACGATAGTGAACACACCTTTGCCCGTATATTTCCCTGTCTTAGCGAAATCCGTCCCAGGGCCGGTCCTGATATTCAGGTTGGTAATGCTGACCTTTACCTTATACGGCACAGATGAGGCAGCCCCAGCGTTCCCACCATCTGATACGGTTTTGCCAACTGTACAGTAGCTGCTGTTGAGCAGGTAAATCCACCCCGCGCCGGATTTCAGCCTACCCCATCCGCCAGAAACTTCAGTAATGGTAAACGTTCCCTTGCCTGTCTGTCCTTTCACAGTGCCGCCCATGGACGGCTCAGAACGGTAGTTCAGGTCGCTAATCAGTACCTTCACTGTAAATGGCACGGCGGGGAGCGCAGACACGTTATTTGCGGTTTCTGTGCTGTTCGTGCCTCCTGTGCTCTCCGCTGTGGCCGCCACATCGTACTGCGTCAGATCCCACTTCTGGATGATATTGCAGAGCTTGTCCACGTAACTCACATCGGTCGCATATCCGCCATCCTTGATGAGCTCCGCCACGGCCCTATAATCCGTCATCCTGGCGATACCCGCGTAGCGCAGGTTGCTGCCATTCTTCGCGCCAAGCAGATAAGCGGAATGGTCAGCGATGGAGTCCTCCACACATGGGTACTTACGGAAATCCGCTGTGATGGTATATTCCGTTCCATCACTGTTCTGCTCCTGCGTTTTCTGGGTATAGACGGATACTCCGTCCCAAGTCGAGCCGGACCATGTGTTGCCGGACAGAGACTTCTTCATCCCAAAGCAGTTGTTGGCGTTCTGGGAAAGTTCTGTCTTGCCGTATCCACTTTCCAGAATAAACTGTGCCAGAGAGATAGAGGCCAGGATACCAGAGGATTTTTGTTCTGCCGTGAACAACGGTCCTACTTTAGCGATCACCTGTGCTTCGGTGAGATTAGCAAACTCTGTGGCCTGTGTGCCTTTGGCAGTGGAGGTGCTTCCACCCAGTGCCGCCGTTACTTTCGCAGCCAAATCTCCGAGTCTGCTATACAGCCAATCTCCAGGGCAGCTTTTATTTGCGAACCAACGGTGAACTGTGAGCACCATCTCGTCCGCTGCCGGAGTATAATTAAGCGTTTTATCCTTATCTGCAAGCCAGATCAGCTTTGACTTCCCGTTTCTCTGGCAGATATCCATACACAGTTTAATCAATGTCAAATAAACCGCGTCGTTCATTGCATATGGGTCTGTCTTATCACTGGCACACTCAATTGTCACAGCCCTCTGGTCGTTGGCACTGGATGAAGAGCACCATGAACGGTTCTTCTCTTCCACGCAAAGAGATACCCTGCCGTCCGTGCCGATACCATAGTTGCAGCTCGCCTGCCTGTCCGTGCTGGTAAAGCATCCGCAAATGCTCTCTGCCGACAGCTGACCAACCACACAATGCGGCGTGATACGGTCGATGCTGTGTGTCCTCTGCCCGGAGTGGTTCGGGCTGAGTTTCGTATAAACTACTAAACTGCTGTTCGTATAAGCCATAAATTCCTCCCATTCCGCGCCCTATGGCGCAATTAAAAATACATATTAATAAGGAAGAGAGACACATCACTGCATCCCTCCTCCCGGTTGATTGGTATACTGTTTTAGCTGCTGTGGGTCACTTCTCCGGCAGGATCAGCTGCATACCCACACGGGTCGCGTTGCTGGTCAGGCCATTTAAAGCCCTCAGATCCGTGTATCTAGTACCGTCACCGAGCTGCTCCTCAGCGATCATCCACAAATTATCCCCACGCTTGACGGTATACAGCCCATAGCCGATATCAGCATACTGGCCTTCCTCATTACTGACGTAGGCATAACCAGTACCCGATACGGCACTTCTGACACGCAGCCAACCTCCAGCGCAGAACTGGAGGACTTCCAGAATCGTGTCTTTCTTGCATGTGGTGAGAATATCTGCCTCCAACGAATTTCCCTCACGGATATTCATCAGCGTTTTTAGACGCGCATAAGCAATCGTCTTTTCATTATCATCCGTCTCATATTCTGTTGCGGCCGGAAACTCATCATTGGAAGGAACCTCATCGGCGGTATTCTGTTCATGGCCTTCTTCTACTCTGTCATCACCGTATTCCGTTTCTTCGTCTGCCTCGTCGGTCGGCTCATCTGTGTCATCATCACCGCTGGATCCTTCATCTCCGTCAGACACAACGGTCCCTGTCTTGCCAGTGTCCTCTTCAACACCGCCTTCTTCCTCCACACCTGTCTCTTCCTCCGGGTAGATTGCCACGCCGTCATCGGTGAAAACATGGTATCCAGGGTTTTCATCCGCTTTCGCCATTGCGTTGGAAAGCAGGCGGTATGCGCCAAGCTGGCTTGCGGCCTCCTCCCAGGTCTCACGCACACGGTAATATCCTGTGGTCAGCCTTGCCGGGTAATTTTCAATATTCATAATCTTCCTCCTCGAAAAATGAAGGGCAGGAGATTTATAGTCTCCCGCCCCGTGTTATCACTCATCTTTATTTTCGATTTTCTCGTCCGCCAGCTGCTTCAGCATCTCCTGGAGTTTCTCCGGAATCGGAAGCCCGATGACGGCGCTGTTCTCCAGAATGGACAGTCCCTCGTTAGAGAGGTAGAAGAAAATCACAGCGGTGCGGATGGCGGAACCATTCTGGATGATCTGCGTGTCGATGATATTTGCGATTCCCACCAGCACAAAGATGACCACCTTCTTGGCTATCCCCTTAAATCCGACCTCAGAGGACAGTTCTTTCCTTACCCCCGCCGCCAGCACTCCGGTGAAATAGTCCATGACCACAAAGATGATCAGCGCATAAAGGAAACCGTCAAAGCCGCCGAAGAACCATCCGAGGAAGCCGCCGAACGCGGCAAAAGCCAACTCGATCTTGTCAATTACATTCTGCATAACGTTACCTTTTCCTTTCCTGCCCATTTCAGGGCATAAAAAATGGACAGCTCCGTATGTAGGAGTTGCCCTGTGTAATTGGATATATATATATAAACACAGCTATACGGGTGGGTTGGTCCCGCTGTGCTGTGGGATATTATTTTTACTCCATTCCCTTAAGAGCCAGCGTATACTTGATAAGCGCATACAGCTGGTATCCCCATGCCGCATGCGCATAGTTGTTCGGATGCCAGTTCGGGCCGCCATAGCCTTTTCCGAATCCGTGGAACCTCCCCAGCGTGTTCTCCGCGTCCCGCCCGGCTGAGTCCGCCGAAATGTAGACGAAGCAGGGGTAACTCTCCACAGGCGGCTGGACAAGATGGCCACTGCATACATAAATGCCTCTGCTCTCATCCTGCAGTTCCTCGCAGAAATACTCGTAAATGCTCACATTCTTTTCGTGGAGCGCCCCGATGGTAATGTCATCCGCCGCATACTGCGGATATTTTGCCGGGAAATAGGTCCCTGTCTCGTCAATGGACATAAGGATCACAATCATGTCCGGGTACTCAGCCTTGATTGTCCCCACAATAGCAGGGATGGTTTTCTGGTACTCCGCCAGGGAACTGTTGTGGTTTAAGTTGATGACCACATGGGTAGGTGTGCAGAGGTCATAGGCCGATGCGTCCGTTACCATTGTCCCTGCTGTCTCCCCTGGGACAAGCCTTGTCACGCCGTCATCCGCAAGGGTGCGGAAATTGTCCAGGAAGGTTTTCAGTGAAAATGCCCCGGTATCCGCATCATAGAACGGGTTGCGGTTGGTATCACTCTCGAACGTCTCAAGATCCAGATCCTCCGCCGACCAGCCGCCCTTGCCCACGGCATAGTTATTGAACCTCGTTCCATTCAGGGTGAAGGCGGAAGATGTTCCGTAGCTTATCCCTCCTATGGACGGTACGCCTACCATCAGACAGTTGAAGTCGCCATCGCTTCCCCCGGCATCCGCACGGTCAAGTTCAAACAGGTATTTCACCCACGCCCAATAGGGGTTCGGAAGGCTGCTGTCGCTCTTATTGGCATTTGCCAGGTATCCCACAGTCACGCTGTCCCCGATGGTCAATATTTTAGGAAACTCGCTTCTCCCCATGCTTGCCAGGGTACTCCTGTGCGTGAAGGCAATTTCTCTCGTCTGGAAGCCTTCCGAATGGAACTCCCTTGTGACCGTCTGCTCCAGCACATCCTCCCCGCCGTTGGCCCCATCCCTGGAAAAAGGCGAATAGAGGTTAAAGTGTTGGTCCATTTCCTTCCCGAAACCGGAGCCAATGTCCTTCCATCCTCTCTTTTGGATCAGATGGTCGATCCATATAGAAGCATAGTAGTTCCGCCCGGTGTTCAGGTCATTGCACACCGTATAGATCGGCATGGGCATTGAAAGCCCGATCTCCACTTTGTTCTCCCCGCTGAGTACATCCAGCCGCATCTGCGATTCCATGGCCGTGTTCCACAGTGCTGCCGCCGTGCCTTCAATAATAATCACAGGGCTATAAGTGTAAGAGCTCGCCCGGATCTGGTATATCCCCTCCGGGATATGCAGCTCCTCATTTTCATACACAACTGCCGTCCCCGAGTCCACAGTATCCAGAATAGAGCAGACAAAGTTCCCTTCCCTGTCATATCCGGCCACGCCAACCCAGTTGAAGACCCGGCCAGTGTAATAGACCTTCTGTGTTTCCCTGTCAACCGGGATCAGGCCCGTGGTATACCCGGCACTAAAATTTACGATCTTCCCGTTTTCGGTATTGACCGAAATGCCCGCTGTTATCTCGCCGGTGGCGTTGTAGGCCGTGTCCATCTTCTTCTGCGTCACCGTTCGGATATGCTCACCGAGGGATCCGTAGGTGTTCCCGTCATAATCCGTCCGGGCATCCAGTACCTCTTCGGAAGCCGCCCTGACCTGGATGGTCCCTTTGAATACCAGGACATTATTGTTATAGAGGTAGGTGATCCCTCCGGATGCCTCTCCGCAGAAATATTCATTCGTCAGGTATTCCGCAGAATCTGCCTTCGACGTATAACACTGCACCTTTCCAGCCGTCCTGTAGCGTATCCTGTAGGAGCCGGCCGGGACAAACATCTTCGGGGTCACGGTAATCTCAAGGTCACCGTAGGCAGTTTCATCATCCACGGCCACATCAACCGGTACTGTTTCACTGTAAAGGATGTTCCCGTCCGCATCCTCCAAAGTGACTGCCATGCTGTCCGTTCCGTAAAACCGCTGTGTCCAGCTGATGGATTCGATATACACGCCCTTGAGCACGGTCAGCGGGTTCCAGTAATCTGCAAGCAGTGGTGAGCTGTTCGTCCAGACATTATTGCTGGGATAGAGCATCGGGACTGTTTCCAAAGGCAGGGCATTCTCAATCAGGTAGCTGTCCGATTCATACAACGATCCCATCTTTACATCCGCAAGGCTTGCTTTCCCCTCCAGCTCTTCCACACGCCCCTCCAATCCTGTCAGGGGAAGGTAGTCCGTATATTCCTCAAAGAAATACTCCGTCCCCTCCAGTACGCACAGATTTTCGCCGGAGGATGCATGGTAGCAGAATACCACATAGGCGTCCCCTTCCTCATAGGTGTACTGGTCGTTCCCATCCACATAGCGCAGGACATTGTGATTCGCGTCATAGACTATTTGGCTCGTGACGCCGTTGATGCCTGAGCCGCTGGTAACAAGGCCCGCCTTGCTTACCGGGAGATAGCTGGAGGATCCATAGCGCAGGTTATCCTCGTGGAAGGTGACGGAGCCGCTTCCTTTATACGCAAACCAGCCGGGACGGTAAGAGGCAGGGTCTAAGAGGTTGCGCCCCATCACCTTGTCCAGTTTTGCCCCCAGCGCTTTTCCAGCTGCCACCGCATCCGCTGGCATTCCCGCAATGGACAGGGTGCTATCCACACCGCCTGTACGCACTGCTACTATCCCTTGGAATACAATCCTCTCATTGCTATGGGAAAATGTCACGTTCCCGGACGGCTCATTGCTGACATAATCATTGGAAATAAACCCGGCGTCCGGATTCCTGGTCGGATAGCACATCACGGTTTCTGTTGCCTTCAGCCGCATGATATACGCCCCCGCTGTAAAAACCCGTTTTGGTGTGATACCCACTTCTATCTCCGCGCCTTCTGTGGCATCCTCAGTCTCGCTGTACACTACTTTTCCTCCAAGCTCCAGCGTCACTGTAACGGATGTGTCCCCGATAAAGGTCTGTCTCCACCGGATGGACTCGATATACACATCCTTTATGATGGTGATCGGCACATAAAACAGATCCAGGTACGGGCTTGACGTTGTCCAACCGTAGGAATCGGAATACCTTAACGTAAACTCCCACAGGTTCAGCGCTTCTTCCACAAGGTTTATATCCGCATTATAGAGGGCCGCGATATCCTCTTCCGCACCCTCTATGCGGTGTTGGGAATCAACTGCCTGCTCCCAGAACGGTATCGGCTCCGCAACAATCTTTATGGAAAGGCCACTTTCGTTATAAGAGCTTGCGCGGATTTGCGCCACGCCTTCCGGGATTGTAAGCATCCTCCCCGTATACTTTTCCGAAGATCCGTCCTCCGTCAGATCCAGTATGGAGCAAACGAACTCCCCATCCCGGTCATACCCGGCAACCCCGATCCAATTGAAGACTCTCCCGGTGTAGTACACCTTCTGGTACTTACGGTCAACCGGAATCAATCCCGTGGTATACGCATTCTCAAAATCCTGTGTTTGGCCGGTGTTGGTGTTCACCGTGATACCTTTGGTAATCTCTCCCGTGGCGTCATAGGCACAGTCCAGCTTTCTTTCTGTAATGCTGCGGATGTGGGCACCAAGGTTCTCATGGCTGCTCCCTGCATAGTCCACTCTCGCGTCCAGTATTTCTGTGTCCGTAGTCGCCCCTCCGACAATGCTGTCCATCCGGGTGTTCAGGTTCTCAGCCGTCTCCTGGAAAGCCGCATTTCCGGATTTGTATTCCTGCCTCGCCGTCTCGACGATCTTTTCCATATGCGCTACGCTGTCATTCACATGCTGCTTCGTAGCGGCGTTATCCTCTTTGACGGCGGCCTCGGTAGCGTCATTGTCCGCTTTAATCGCATTTTCCGTCGCATCATTGTCCGCCTTGATTGCCTTCTCGGTGGCGTCATTATCTGTCTTGATCGCGTTTTCCGTTGCATTGTTGTCGGCCACAATGCCATCATAGGTTTCCTTTAACTGGGCGTTAAACACACCACTCCTTGCCCAGTATTCTGTGTTTGTAAGCGGTATACCAGCGGGCACCGCTTTCCTGCTGGTGTAACTGTCACCTGTATTCGGGTCAAGGACGATAACCAACCCCTCGTAACTTAACGTGCTGTTCCACTCGCCATCGTGACGCGGGACAACTCTTTTTCCAATATATTCTGCCATAAAAACCTCCCTATAAAGTTCTAAAACTACTCTTCCACATTTGTAGACCGCGCATAAAGTACGCCCTTATCATCCTGACTAAATTCCAGGTCAAGGCGGTCCTCATAGGTTATATGGAGCCGTTCCTCATCCACGAGGGTACTGTCTCCCATGAGGTTTTTCTTTACCATTTCAAGCGTGGCGGACACAGAACCCTCGGTAAGCCCCATACCGTCGGTTGTGAACACAATTCTGCCTTTGTCATCGATATCCACGTTCTCCATCCCGTCTCCCAAGGCATCTGCTACATTCGCATAAGTCGCCACAGCCATGCGCCGGTTCCGGACAGATGCGCGCTCCACTTTTAATGTGAGCGTGAACATTCCGATCACATCGCCATCACCGGACAAAATCAGAAGGTCGATTGGATATTGTCCAAATTTCTCCGTCATGAAATCAGTGATCGTGAAAACAATCTTACCATCCACGATAAAGATATAATCCGGTGACGATTCGGAGGAATATTGGAATAGCAATCCGTCTGGTCTTGTACCAGTGCAGGAAATAATCACACCGTCTGGAATGGCATACTCCGTTGCGTCTTGATAAATGACACATCGGATTTTTCTGCAGTTATGGTCAAACTGTTTTACGTGCAGGACAATCGGAATGAGTGATTCCGTCAGGGAAAGCTCTATCTCCTGGTAGATTTCTACAGCCATATACATTACTCTCCTTCCATTTCATCGGTTTCAGTTTCTGGATTCTCCGGATCTGTTGTGTCCGTCTCTCCCGTATCATCCGGGTCGGCCGGATCTGTCTTTTCCGTATTATCTGGGTCTGTAGTCTTTTCCGGCTCATAGCCGATCACAATCCACTTTGCCCCATCCCACAGCTTTAATCTCTTGTTTTCCGTATCTATCCAAAGGCTATCTATGGCCGGGTCAGAAGGCTCCGTCCTGCCTTTCTCAATCCTTTCTCCCTCCACGGTCGTATAATAATTATTCACAGTCTCGCCGCCATTCACGCCGGTAAAACCCACAGCCTCCATCCAGTTAAGGCCGCCGTCAGAACTGACAGCTATGCCGTACCTCCCTTCCGAATACTGTCCGATCTTGATCCTGCTGTCCACGTTCTCCGGGCTGTTCATCACAATGGCGTCCCCATCCCAGTAGAAATCATCCGTGCCGAGGATCTTTACCAGTGCTGTTTTTATCGTGCCTGACGTGAAAATGTCAAAAGAAAGCCCCACGGCTTCCACGGCCAGCTTCAGCACGGTATCCGTGTTCTCCCATCCGTAGCTCCATGACTTCCCGCCATCTGTAGAAAGAAATAATCCATTCGTACCGTATTTCCAGATGTACTCTGATGTTTCCATCGTCTCACCTGTGAAAGCGTACCGTACCGAACTGCCGTCATCCTCAAGGCCCGAACTGTAATGCAGGCCGAGCAGGTTTGCCGCCAGGTTATTGAAATATTCCTGCTGCACGATATATGCCCTTGTGTCGGTCGCTGTGGCTTCCACCCGGTTGACCGCTTCCGTAGCCAACTGCGCCTGGTCGGAGAGGCTTCCGAGAGAAGATGATAACGAACTGTTCTTGGAGTAGACGGATGCGTTAGATAGCGTAATGGATTTATATTTTTCCAAAAGCGTGTCATACTCCGTTTCCGTTACCTTGCAGGAAACCTCCAGCCCCAGCTTATCGATATACACATGGACAGTATCGCACAAAGAAACACGCTCCGCCGCCGCTATATCCTCATACCCCGGTTTCTGCCAGAGCTGGATAAAGTCGATATCGATATCAATATCCGGCTCCGTGAGCGAAGTGTTTTTCAGGTAAGATTTCGCATAGCTTCTCAGCTGCGCCTCAGTAGGTTTCTCCTCAAACTCGCTTGTACAGTCCAGCACTGAAATCTTCTCATAGGACATCCCATGCTTAACCGTCACAATCTTCTCAGGAAGCTGCACAATTGTCCCGTCCTCAGAATGCTTCCAGTAGGGATGCACACCCGTGATGACATTTTCGATACTTCTCTCCATCTTAAAATCCACAAGGTTTTTCCCGTACACAATCCTCACACCATTATCTGATCCTCTATGGGCGTGCAGGCAGGTCTCAAACATATCCCATTCATATTCCCCGCCGTAGGTATCAAGGATTGATCCTTCCATGCCGCCCAGACAGGAGCGAACCGTTGCCGGAGCGGACAAGATAAAGCTGGCGGACGAATCAATATCCGTCCAAAATGTGAACGGGCAATCCGTGGTGCAGCTATCCTTTAGCCCTTGCAAGGCCGCTGCGCAGGAGGATGCCGTAAACGGGGATACTGTCATATAGTTCTGGCGGTACTGGATATGCCGTCCGTAAACTTCCAATATCCCGTTGATCGGCGTCGCTATCTTATATATCCGAAACGGCTGCGCTGTGGCTTTTTCGGATGGCTTGGCGAGGATGATGCTGCCCTCAACGATATCCTCCGCATGGAGTCCGTCTGCCGGATGCTCCATTTTCAGTTCATAGCTGCCGTTTCTCTTTTCCGTCACCACACAAGACATTGCGTCTGACAGCTTACCGACGCCGTTTGTAGTAAAAGCTGTTTCTTTCTCATCATATAAGCACGGTATCATCTGCCCACCTCCTTCACAGCGTCCACCACTTTGGCGTGACCTCCACGGCGGTGATGCCGCCCGTCCATGTGATCGTGTTGCGGCCGGCTGCCAGTGTCGGGAAATCATCACTTTTTATACTTCCGTTGCAAAAACCGGTTGCATTGTAAGCGTTGTGCGTTTCACAGTTCAGATCGACATAACCTCCGGTAAAACTATAAATGGTGATGGCGTTATCGCCCACATACAAAACCCCCTCGCTGCCCCCATACACCCGTATTAAAGGTTTCGAGGGGAAAGCAAAGGGGTTCCGTATCGCTCCCGGAGAATTCAATTTGACCTTCCTCTGGCCGTCTACGCTCCATCTCTGCGGCTGGCAGTGGAAGGTAAGTTCCATTTTGGCCGCCTTATGGTTTGTTGTGGTTTCAAAGGCGATAGCGGATTTGCAGACAGCTAACCGGAAGAAGTCCGGGTCATAGGTGTCCTGGAGTTTCTGATAGCCCACTGGTGACAGGAGCCAGCTCTTCACAGCCTGCGTCTTGGCCGGCAGGCCACTAAAGAAAAACGCATCGTAGGTGATATCCAGGTTTTTATATCTTCGCTGCCCCTTCTTGGCGTTATCTGTGATGATATCGCCATTCTTCCCCGGCACTGTAGTCAGTTCCATATCGGATTCCGGCGAATCATACACTCCAGGCCCGGAAATATATAACAAAAACTCTGTGCTACTCTTTCCGGCAAAAGAAAAGGACTGCCTCTTAAACAGCCCCTTCCGTTCCATATTTGTCAGTGGCATAGCCCCCTCCTTTCTGAATTTTTGGGGTGCAAAAAAGCACCCTGGATTTGACTCCAAGGTGCTCTCAGCTCCGCCGATTATTACGTTAAATATTTCTCGCAGAATTCTTTCGCTGTGACAATTTCAATATTCTCAAAACGCTCCAATACCAGCAAATCCTTATCTCCGCTGACAATATACATGGCATGGGCGTCCTTTGCGCATCCGAGGAATTTATCATCATCCGGATCACGGCTCATTTTTACCTGAGTGACCGGTTCGATAATCTCCATCGCCCTAATCAGTGGAACAAGGATATCACGGTTCAAATGCCCCTGCTTCCGCCCAATCATCTCCTGAATGATTTCTTCATACTCATCCACAATCTCTGCTGTCGCGCACGCTGTCAGATTACTCCGCACAATCTCGCTCAATATCTTTCGGGGAAATCCTCCGAAAAACACTCCGGAAATCAGGACATTTGTATCTACTACGATCCTCATTTCCTTTTGCTCCTTCGTACTGATTTAATGATATCATTTACATCTTCCTCGGCATAGCCGACAGAAGATGCCCACTCCTGCGCCCGGTCCATGGATGCCTCAAATTCCTCTGCTGTTGGCAGTTTCAATACCTTAAGCATAATCACATCCCCCGATGTGTACGCCACCAGTTTATCGCCTGTGTCAATCGATAGGGATTTGCGGATAGCAATGGGGAGAGAAATCTGACCTTTAGACGAAACCGTCAATACCTGCGTATTCACAAAACACTCCTCCTTTCAAAGTAAGAATTTCTTACTTATATTATGCCACGGATGCGCCATGATATCAAGGCCTACGGAAAAATTTACAAACAATTCACAGACACTCCAACCGGACGTACAGCCCCGCATTACTTGAACACCGAGCCGTCCTCATCCAGCATTTCATTGATCTTATTTGCCACCATCGACGCGAGCGCGTCATCATCCCGCACGTTGTAGCCGTTCACGGTCAGATGAATGCCGCCCATATTGATGGTCCTTTGGTTATTGTTCGTAGTGGTCGTCGTACCGCCGCCCGCTAGTGCCAGTTCCGGCAGACGCAGGCCGTCAAGCCCCAGGCTGCCGATATCAGGCAGCCTGAATTCCGGGAAATCAAACTCCGGCAGTTCCTCAATGCCGAGACCATGCATCATCTCCCGGATCTTGCCGGTCATGGCCTTTACCTTGTCCAGCACAGAGCCGGCGTTACCGCTGATCCCCTTCGCCAGCAGGTCCATGAAGTCCGGCATATACTCATCCGCGTCAGACAGCGGCCCGGTATCCGGCACGGAGAAATGGATCAGACTCTTGATCTTGCTCGCCAGAGATTTTGCTGCGTTGATCACCGAGCTTGCCGCTGACTTTACGCCCGCCGCCATCTGGGAACAGATATCCTTGCCCCAGCTGTATGCGGAAGACGCGAGGGAACTGAGGCTGCCAAAGCTGCTCTTGATCCCCGCAACTGCGGAAGATACCACCGATTTCAGGCTGTTCATGGCCGACGATGTGACACTCTTCACGCTGTTCCACACTGTGGTTATGCCATTCTTGATGCCGTTCCAAACGGTAGTGGTCACGGTCTTAATACCGTTCCATGCGGAAGACACCACATTTTTAATTACCGGCAGCACAGTACTGGTTACAGACTTGATGGCATTCCATACGCTCTGTATTTCAGACTTGATGCTCCTCCAGTGTGTTACCGTATAGGACAGGACGCTGGCCCAGCCCCCGGACACAGAAGCCGCCAGCCCCACGAGGGAACTGGAACTTGTGGATTTGATGACGTTCCAAGCTGTGCTGACGGTATTCCTGATTTTCTCCCACCCGCTGGAGGTGTCAGATGCCATCTCTGTCGTGGAGGTTTTCAGCACCTTTGCCATCTCAGAAGCAAGCTGGGTAACTTCCTGGACTACACTTCCAGAGTTGCCGCTGATCCCATCCGCTAGTAGCTGCATGAAATCCGGCATATAGGAATCTGCGTTGGAAAGCGGTCCCGTTTCCGGCACAGAGAAGCCGATGATGTCATCGATCTCGCTGGCAAGCTCCCTCGCCTGGGCAAGCACTGCTTCTTTATTTGCCGCAATTCCCGCCGCCATCTGCCTGCAGATATCTGCGCCCCAGGTGTAGGCGTCACTGACAAGGCTGGAGAAGGTGCTGCGGAAGCTCTCACTGATGGCATTTAAGCCAGAGCTTACCGTGGTTTTCAGGCTGTTCATGCCGTTTGACACAGCGGTCTTGATCTCGCTCATGGCAGCGATCACGGTATTTTTGATACTGCTCCAGCTGGTACTGGTATTGCTGTTGACGGCAGTCCATGTGTTAGCGATGGTGTTCTTAATAACGCCCATAGCCGTAGAGTTATTATTTTTCATTGCCGTCAGGGAAGCAGTGATTGTGCTGCTGATGCTGCTCCACTGGCTTGCGGTGCTGGATTTTACCGAATCCCAGGAACTGTCTACGGCGGATTTCACCGCGTTCGCCGCCTTGGACACATTGGTCTGGATGGCACTCCAGTCCGTATCCAGGTTGCCGGTAACTGCTGACCACGCTTTCTTTGCGGAAGCCTCTACACCGTTCCATACGGAATCCAGCGCGCTTTTCATCCCGGACGCCGATGTAGTAACAGCGGACTGGATACCCTGCCAGGAGGCGGAAACGTTGCTTCGGATGTTTGCCCATGCCATAGTTGCGGTCTGAGAGACGCTGCTCCAGACCGTTGATAGGCCGCTATTCATGCCCGTAGCGGATGTCCCCACCGTCTGCACCACAGCCTGTACCTTCTCCGCCACAGTGGACCGGATACTCTCCCATGCGGCCGCCGTGGAAGTCTTCAGCCCGTTCCACGCCCCATCCAGCGCCGTCCCAATGCCGGAGGATGCAGAAGTGACGGTATCCGTGATAGCGTTCCAACTTTGGGTAAAGGCCGTCTGGACACCCTGCATGGAGCTCGTAATGGCGTTTGAAAGGCTTTCCGCCAGTCCATTGGCCGCCTCGGTTACCACGGAGATATTTCCGGTGATGCCCTCTGCAAGACCATTCATAAAATCCGGCATCCAGCTTTCAAAGTCGGTAAGCGGGCCTTCATCTGGCACAGAGAAGTGAAGCACTGACCGGATTTTGTCCGCAACGCTGGTAACAGCGCTGGTCACAGAACTGATACAGGATTTGATGCCATTGACAATACCGTTAATGATGTCGGCGCCCCAGTTGAACGCGGAGGAAGCCAGACCCTTTATATAGGAAACAGCGGAGTTAAACCCAGTCTGGATCGTGGATTTAATCCCGCTGATTTTACTGGAAACGGCACTTTTCACGCTGTCCCACATGGAGGAAACATTGGATTTAATCCCGTTCATCGCTGTGGAAACTGCGCTTTTTGCGCTGTTAAAGCCGCTGGTCACAACAGATTTGATTCCGTTTACCACTGTTGAAACAGCCGTTTTGATGCTGTTCCAGATGGAAGAAACCGTGCTCTGGATTCCGGCCATTACAGAGGAAATCTGAGTTTTGATAGCGTTCCATGCTGTGGTCACTGTGGTCTGGATAGCGGTCAGTACCGCGGAGATCGCAGTGCTGATGGCACCCCATGCCACCGCCAGAGCCGTCTGCAAAGCTGTCATTACAGTCGTAACCGTCGTACTGATGGCGTTCCATGCCGTGGACACAGCGGTCTGGATGGCAGTCAAAACTGTACTTATTGCTGTGGATATGGCCGTCCACACCGTCTGCATGGTCGTCTGGATGCTCTGCAGAAGCGGCGTCAGGAAAGCAACGATGGCATTCCAGATTTCAGAGACTTTCGTCTGGATCGCTGTTAGCGCATTGCCGATCAGTATCTGGATCGCCTGCCAGATGGTTTCAAACAGATACCGGAATGCCTCCAGCAACGGCGAAATCGTGCTGTAGATTGCATTCCATACTGTGGTGATTGTCGTCTGGATTGCTGTCATAACGGTAGAGATCGCCGTGCTGATCGCATTCCATACCGTGCTTACTGTTGTCTGGATTGTATTTAAAACGGCAGAGACCGCCGTGGAAATGGCTGTCCATACCGTAGAAATGGTATTCTGGATCGTACCCATCACGGAGGTTACCGCCCCGCTGATGGCGCTCCAAATGGTTGTAAACGTGGTCTGGATGGCTGTCAATATCGTGGTAAAGAAACTGCTGACCGCATTCCACACAGTCGTTGCAACGCTCTGGATGCCTGTAAGCACACCCGAGAAAAAGCTGCTGATGCCGTTCCAGACTCCCTCGAAGAAGGTTTTGATACTGCTCCACACACTGTTCCAATCCGTACCGAACCAGCCGAGGAATACGTCCACGACCCCCTTTAACGTATCAAGCACTGTAGACAGTGTGCTTTTAATGAATTCCCATGCGCCGGAGAATATCTGCTTCACGCCGTCCCATGCTCCCTGCCAGTCCCCGGTAAATACGCCGATAAACACAGAGAGCAGCCCGGACAGGGTGTTCAGTACCACGCTCAGCACGTTGGAGATAACCTGGAACGCCCCTTCAAAAACAGGGGCCAACACCGAGCAGAAACCGTTCCATACCGCTTTCAGCACATCGGTGACGGACTGGAAGTCAAATCCCAGCGAATTCAGCTTGTCTGTGATTTCCTGGGCAAATGTCGCAAACGTTTCCTTGATGCCGTTCCATATCTCCGTGATAGCTGTACGGAATTCTTCGTTGGTGTTCCACAGCGTCATAAACGCCGCCACCAGCGTCCCGATGACTGCCACTGCCGCTACTACCGGCGCCGATATCCCGCCGAGCGCCGCACCGAGCTTCCCAAGTAATCCGGATGTGCTTCCTACCTTTGTACCAAGCGCCGCTATTTTTGTCCCCAGGGACGCAAACGCTTTCATGGTACTTCCTGTTACCGTGTTGATCTTTCCGAGTATGACAAGCGCCGGCCCCAGCGCAGCCACAAACAGCCCGATCTGGATAATGGTCTGTCTTGTCCCCTCATCCATGCTGTTGAGTTTATCTACGAAAGCCTGCACCTTCTCCACCACAGATTTAACCATGGGCAGTAAAGCCTCACCAAAAGAAATAGCCAGCCCTTCTATGGCTGACTTTAAAATGGTGATCTGTCCGTTTAGGTTATTCAGCTGGGTATCCGCCATCTGCTGGGCGGCGCCGCCGCTGTTGGTAATGGACTGCTGGAGGTCATCCCAGGTGTTGCCGGTGTTGGCAAGCAGGGCGTTTACAGAGGCAAGGTCAGTCTTATTGAAGATGGTGGAGATGATGTTGTCCTTCTCCGCCGAGGTCATCCCGTCGAGGCTGGTGTTCAGATCGCCCAGGATTTCGTTCAGGGAGCGCATGTTTCCCTCGGAATCGTATACCTGTAGTCCCAGGTCCTCCATACAGCCCGCAGCCGTATCCGTAGGCGACTGGAGGGACAGGATCACGTTGCGCAGATGGGTGCCGCCCTCCGCCCCTTTGATGCCGTTATTGGCGAGGATACCAAGAGCCGTGTTCAGCTCCGCCGTACCACCCTTGATGGATTTCGCAGTCGCGCCGATTTTCAGGATGCCTTCGCCCAGCTGTGCAACAGAAGTATTGGTAGAAGACGCCGTTTTCGCCATTTGGTCTACCATCTTATCCGCCTCATCGGTTTCCATACCGAGGGCGGACATGGCGTCCGTCACCATATCCGATGCGGAGGCAAGGTCGATACTGCCCGCCGCCGCAAGGTTCAGGACAGTCGGGAGTGTATCCGCCATCTGCTGTGTGTCATAGCCCGCCAACGCAAGGTAATTTAATGCCTCAGCGCACTCAGACGCAGAGAACGCTGTGGTGGCGCCCATCTCCTTGGCAAGGTCAGACAGGGCGTCCATCGTGTTTACCGTCTCGCCGTTCAGCTCGGACATATCATCCGATGTGATGCCCATCGTGGCCTGCACCTGGCTCATGGCAGACTCGAAAGATGCCGCAGTTGTTACAGCAGCTGTTCCAAGGGCCGTCACGGCGGCAGAAGCCACGGACACCTTCTTGCCCACATTGGTAATGGAAGTGCCGGCCTTTTCCAGCTTATCCCCGACTTCGGAAATCTTAAGAAGGGCAGTGTTACATTTCGCCGCCTGGGATTCCAGCGACTTTAAGGCTTCCTCCGTCGCAACGATCTCACGCTGGAGGGAATCGTACTGCTCCTGCGTGATCTCTCCCTTCTGAAGCTGCTCGTTTGCCTGTTCCGCAGCGGTCTTTAAGGTTGTGAGTTTTTCCTTTGTCGCTTCAATCTCCTGCGTCAGCAGTTTCTGCTTCTGGGTAAGGAGCTGCACATTGGTCGGGTCGAGCTTTAAGAGTTTCTCCACGTCCTTTAGCTGCGTCTGGGTGGATTTGATATTGGAATTGACATCTTTTAACGCAGACGAGAGTTTTGTGGTATCGCCGCCAATCTCGACGGTTATTCCAGCGATTCGTGAAGCCATGTCCTGAGCACCTCCTTTCCCACATGAACAAAAATATCAAAAAGCAAACAAAACAAAATCCCGGATTCCTCCGGGATCAAACGATTTCTTGAACTATACTTCCAGATTGGCCCATAGGTGGCACGTAAAAAACACCTTCTGTACTGAATTTTTTTGCCAAAGTAGCATATAATATTTAAGGAACTATTTGTTCAGACCGGCGCAAGGGGCTTGACTTTTGCACTTTTTTCTGCTACAATACGTTCCAGTGATCAGGTTTCAGATACTCGCGAGGACTGAGACCGGGGGAGGACCTGAGGGCCCTCCTTTTTTATTTGAGTCACGAATAACTTTATGAGCGTGATAAAATGTCGAAACCTTTTCTTACATACGAACAGCAAATTCAAAAGCTGACCGTAGATAAAAAACTAATAATTAATGATACTGTCTCGGCAAAGGCAGCCTTGGAAAATATCGGCTATTTTTCTCTCATTGGAGGCTATAAAACTCCTTTTATTAACCCAATGACCAGAATTTATGAACATACCGCATTTGAAGATATTTTTGCGCTCTATACGTTTGACCGAGGTTTAAGAGAACTGACTTTCAAATATCTGTGCGAAATTGAGCAGAAAATACGTCAGCTGATTTCTTACAGTTTTTGCAGCCAGCACGGAGAACAACAAGTTTTTTATTTAACCTCTTCCTGTTATAACCTTACCAAAAAGAATACAAGAGATATCACGAAGCTCATTTCAATTCTGGACTACCATGCGAATAAGAACACTGAACATGCGTATTTGGTTCATCAGCGTAAAGTATACAATAATGTACCTCTATGGGTTGTGATAAATGCACTTACATTTGGACAAAGTTCTAAATTCTATAGCTTATTGCCATATAACATGCAGAGCAATATTAGCAAATCCTATGACCATATAAACGAAAAGAATTTAGAACGTTATCTAAAAAACCTAACTCTTTTCCGCAATGTATGCGCCCACAATGAACGCCTTTATAATTTCCGTCTGCAGGTAGATTTTCCTGATACAATTCTCCACTTGAAAATGGGAATTCCTAAAGTCGGAATACAATATACACAAGGGAAACGGGACTATTTTGGCCTTGTTATCGCTTTCCGCTATCTTTTATCTAAAGAAAGCTTCAAGGATTATAAAAAATCATTAACCCGCTTAATTAATTCGTACTGTAAAACCAGTACTCGTATTTCAAAAAGTAAGCTTCTAGACACAATGGGACTCCCTGAAAACTGGGAAAACATCACCCGATATAAACTGTAACGGCACGTTGCCCCGCCCAACCAAATGAAAAAGCTGGGTGGGGATTTTTCATGCCGTCAGAAAACGTCAAAGTCGTGCTGAGAAGCGAGATCTTTGTATGGGTAAGAATCGTTCATGCTCTCAGTGAACAGATCGTTGACCAAACCGATAGTGAGCAGATCGAGGTCATAGAAATAATAAAAAAATCCTGTTAACTGCGCATAAAATATTACGACGCACTATTTCAAAATCAGTCATTCATTTGCAAAACCAACGCAATAAATTTATCAGTTTTTTCGCTGATAAACCTGTTGATATTTTATAAAATTCGTGCTATACTATAGCCAGAGAAAGGAGTTGATGATCATGGGTTCTGTTTTAAGTGCAATTACTAACACTATTCCGATTTCCCTCTTCAACCGCGGTCTTGCTGGTAAGATTTTTGAAGAAGTCAAGCAGTGCGGTGCAAAGGTTGTTATGAAAAACAACACCGCCGAATGCGTTTTGCTTTCTCCCGATGAATATGTGCGCTTGATGGATGAAATAAATGACGCTCGCCTGCTGGCTATCGCCACTGAGCGTATGGCGCATTACGATCCTTCCACTGTCATCTCTGGTGACGAAATGAACCGCCGTCTTGGTATTACCGATGAAGACCTTGCCGGTTATGACGAGGTGGAACTCGAATGAACTGGAAACTTGCCTATCTACCTGAAGCTGAAAAAGACCTGAAAGCCCTGGATGGCAGCCAGCGCATCCTTGTCCTAAAAGCAATTAAGAAGGTTCAGCAAAACCCTCTGCCTGCCGATGAGAACGGATATGGAAAACCTCTTGGGAACCAGAACGGAACAAGTCTTGTCGGTTTTCTCAAAATCAAACTCAAATCTGCCGGATTGCGTGTTGTTTACAAACTTCAGCGCACTGAAAATGCAATGCTCGTCATTGTAATAGGTGTCAGAGCTGATGAAGAGGTCTATGAGATTGCTCAGAAACGCTCCATTAAACACAATCTTCTTGACTGATAAGCCAAGAATTCCCCCACCCAACCAAATGAAAAAGCTGGGTGGGGATTTTTCATGCCATCAGAAAACGTCAAAGTCATGCTGAGAAGCCAGGTCTTTGTATGGATAAGAGTCATTTATGCTCTCAGTGAACAGATCGTTGACCAAACCGATAGTGAGCAGATCGAGGTCTCGGATACTGATGCCTAACTGGACACATCGAAGCAGGAACAGCGGCGTTGTCATTTCACGCTCACTTTTGCGAGGTTTTTTTCGCATCCACCTGCGTCTGCACGTTCAGCCCCCACAGGTCGATCAGTTCAGGAAGGATCTGATAAATACTGAAAGTATTGAACTGCTCCAGCCACTCGTCCGGCTCAGACGGTACTCCCTTGGGGTCCGCGTGCTTCGCCATGATATAAGCGATATTTTCAAAGAGCTCCAGACTGAATAGGACTTTTCTTTGGACTTTTTGAAATTAACAAGCAGAATTTCATCCGAATCATTCACTTTTTCCAATTTTATGAATTTTGCTCCTTACTATATTTTCAGAAAAACTTGATTTTTTGAATTTTCTATGCTATAATTCTTTTCGTAATTTCAAGTTCCGCACTTCGGCGGAGAAAGGAGTATCATATGGAAAACCGTGCAGGTACTTTTATTAGTAACCTTTCCGGAGAAATGGCGTATAAGTCCTTTCGTCCTTCACCCTTGCCGCCCACCCCTCCTGTTGATATAGACCCTGATATGCTTGCTAAATTAATTGAAGCAAATAAAGAACTTTCTTATCTTGAAGGAGTGTCTTCCAGAATTCCGAATATTGACCTCTTTGTTTCCATGTATGTCCGCAAAGAGGCTCTGATGTCTTCCCAAATTGAAGGTACACAATGTACCTTGGATGACATTCTTGACCCTTTGATGGATGCAAATGCCAATCGAGATGTGTCTGATGTCGTCAACTATATTCGGGCTACGGAATATGCAATAGAGAGGCTTCAAACTCTTCCTCTTTGCAACCGTTTAATCAAGGAAATACACGCTGTCCTTATGCAGGGAGTGCGTGGACAGGAAAAAAGCCCCGGTGAATTTCGCTATTCCCAAAACTGGATTGGAGGTCAGGGAAGCACGCTTAAAAATGCACGCTATATTCCCCCGAATCCGATTGACATGGTTGAGTCAATGTCTGATCTGGAGAAATATATCAACAGCGATGACACGCTTGACCCATTAATCCAAGCGGCACTTATCCATTATCAATTTGAAACAACACACCCTTTCCTGGACGGCAACGGCCGCGTTGGAAGGCTTTTAATTACACTGTTTCTGATGGAAAAGAAAATTCTTACCACTCCGGCTCTGTATATTTCTTACTACTTGAAAATGAACCGTGTAGAATACTATGACCGGATGACCCAAGTCCGCCGCACCGGTGATTACGAACAATGGATTAAATTCTTTCTGCAGGCTTTCTCGGAATCTGCAAAAGATGCGGTTGAAACAATAAATATGCTCTCCGCACTCCATGACCAAAGCGTCTCTTCCTTTGATGATTTGTCAAAACGGCAGAGGAATTCGATTATGAAGGTATTTACGTACCTTGAAACGAACCCAATTATTGACATTCAGAAAACTGCAACGGCTCTGAATCTTTCTTATAACACAGTTGCAAAAGCGGTTTCGATTCTGATGGATAAAGGGATTCTGTCACAGACGGACAAATCCGGTAAAGCAAAAATATATTCTTATACTGCTTACCTTGACATTCTCCGTAAAGACACATAACCATTCCCCACTCAGCCAAATGAAAAAGCTGGGTGGGGATTTTTCATGCCGTCAGAAAACGTCAAAGTCGTGCTGAGAAGCGAGATCTTTGTATGGGTAAGAATCGTTCATGCTTTCTGTGAACAGGTCGTTGACCAAACCGATAGTGAGCAGATCGAGGTCTCGGATACTGATGCCTAACTGGACACACCGAAGCAGGAACAGCGGCGTTGTCATTTCACGCTCACTTTTGCGAGGTTTTTTTTCGCATCCACCTGCGTCTGCACGTTCAGCCCCCACAGGTCGATCAGTTCAGGAAGAATCTGATAAATACTGAAGGTGTTGAACTGCTCCAGCCACTCGTCCGGCTCAGACGGTACTCCCTTGGGGTCCGCGTGTTTCGCCATAATATAAGCGATATTTTCAAAGAGCTCCAGACTGAATAGGTCGAGGCTGGATTCGTCCTCGTCGTTGTCACCCACACTCTTTTCCAACTGTCTCAAGTCCTTATAAATATCTCTGCCAAATTTCAGCCGGTACATTCTCGGAACCGCCGCACTCGCACGGAACTCCACTTCCTGCCCGTCGATCTCAATCTTTTTTGTCACTGCCATGATAAAATCCTCCATTTCATGTAAGGACAGGGTGCTGTCCCTGCCCTGCGTTTCTGTCCCTTATTCCTCAGTATCAATGCTGACCAGCGAATTGCCTCCCGTCACAGTCGGGAGCTTCCCGTCCCATTTCTGGATCTTCTGGTATTCGATCAGCTCCTCAGACAGGCTTTCCGCAATCTTACGGTTCGCCTCCGCCTGCGCATCTGCCGTGATGGCCGCCTTCTCTGCTTCCGCTTCTGCGTTGGTGATCGCCACCCGCTTATCCGCTTCCGCCTTCGCAATCGCCGCAGCGTTCTCAATCTCCTGCTGCTGGGCCTTCTGTTGGGCGATAGACCTCTGCTGGATCGCCTCGTTGTAGGCGTCCTCAAAGTCCATGTCATTGATGGTTACCTTATTGATATACACCGTTTCTTCGCCGTACTTCTGCTCAAGCGATGTGTTCAGCTTTTCCTGCACGAGAGGCTCGATCTTTGCACGGTTGGTGACTTCCTCCGGTCCCAGTTCCACCATTGCCGATTTGACTGCGGAGGCCACAAGGCTGTCCGTGACCAGATTTTTGGTATCAGACACATTAGCATAAATCCATACGGAACGCTCCGGCATGATCTGGTAAGTGACCGTGATATCTGCGGCGTACACCGGGGTCTTGTCGGATGCCTCGCCCCAAACCTGCACTTCCACCGTCTTATCCTGCTGTTTGTTGTTTACCTTATGGATGCTCTCAACAAAGGGAACCGTGAAAATAAGCCTTCCGCTGGGGATGGTCTCCTCCTGGACCTGACCGAAGGAGGTCTTCACGCCGGTATACCCGGTGGGGATGATCGTCATTGATTCTCCCCGCTGGGGTCGATGGATAGTGACACGGCGCCGGGCATACGCACCGGCTTGGCGTAGGTCACATTGCCGTCATCGTCAAAGGCCGCCTTTGCGTAATGGCAGTTTTTAAGGCCGAATTTGACCTTGTTGGATTTATTAGGCATAATCAAGCGTCTCCTTTCAAAAAATAATGGCCGCCTGGGATCAGACGGTCATCTCATACAAAACTTCGTACATCTTTTCATCCTCGATCCACACCTCGGATTTGTGGTAGAAGATTTCATGCTCCTTCAGCACAGCCTCTACCCTTTCCTCCAATTCCGGGTCTTTGAGGTCTGTATATACCTCAATGTCCAGATTGTTGAAGGCATGGTAGACGGTATTGTCCGCCCCAAACTCCACCTCTTCCGGGTAAAGGAAGCAGACAAACGGCGGGTCCGGGCTTTCCCCCTCGGCAAAATGGTCATAGGCGTATGGGATGCCTATCGCTTCCATCAGTGCGAGTACATCATCGTGTGTCATATATCCTCCTGTCCCGCTGGGTCAATCGCTCAGCGCCTTTTCAATCAGCTGCTGTAAAAGTTCCACCCCTGCTTCCTCTGCAGGCGCAATATGGGGCTTTGCCGCTACCCGTCCGCCGCCCCGCTTGGCGTGGCCTTTCTCCAGCAGATGGGCCAGCATATACCGGGTCGGAGAACACACGGTCTGCACCAGTTTCTGGCTGTTCTCCTCCGTGGTCTTCGCCACCCAGCTTTTTGCGTACTTTCCCGTCCGCACAGGCGCATTTTCGGATATCTGTTCCTTGACCGTCCTCGCGGATTTCCTGACGGCGGATTTCATCTCCGTGGCGGCAAGGTCCGCATATTCCTGCAGTCCCTTATTGATGGCGTCTGCCATCTCATCAATGCTGTAAGTCTTGCTCACTGGCGCACCTCCCTCCGGCAAAGGAGTTTGATCTCCTTGCGCTGGTAGTTCATCATGTCAACAGAAGCGATATTATAGACATCTCCGTGGAAGCGGACTCGGAAGCCGGTGGATGTGATATTTTTCAATTCCGAGCAGTACCGCACGTTAAACGTAACCGTCCGTTCTTCCGTCGTTACCTCCCCGGCTTTCTCCTCCGCCTCATAGGTTGAGGCATAAGTGAAGCAGGAGAAATACTCCTCCCACTGGTTCACATGGTTGCCCACCTTATCGACCACAGTGGTGTTTTTCTCAATGGTAATTCGCTCGTTCATCCTTGCGATCTCCATCTTAGAAATTCACCCCTTCCCGCACAGCGAACAGCAGGCTCCTAAGCGTCAGGGTCAGCGCGTGGTGGTCCGCTTCCTCCCGGTGCTCATAGAGATAGCCGAGGGCGTACAGCACCGCCACACGCATGACGCTGCGGAGTTTTTCCAGTTCTTCCTCTGTGTAAAGGTCTGTATCAGTCGGCAGGATATTTCCTTCCTCATCACAGGCCAGCGCGTCGATGGCTTTCCACTGTTCAGCGGTCAGCCTTGCCACATCCACACATAACTGCTCGGCGGAAGCAAGAAGGACGCCGACCAGGACATCCTCATCGCCGCTGTCCACACGGAGATAGGTCTTTGCCTCATAAAGCGGTATCAAAGCCATGATCGGCACCTCCCTCCGTTTTTTAAGCGCCAGCCTTCATCTGAAGGACCTGCACCGCCTCCGGCAGAATCAGCTTGCCATCCACACGCTGGGTGGTCAGGAAGCCAACCTGGTCAGTACGGGCATACAGCTCGTTCAGGCGGCGGAAGGTGCGGCTCTGGCGATCAGCAACCCAGTAATAGCTGTAGTCACCGAATACCAGCGCTTTGTTGCCCGCCGCAAGCGCCGGCATGAAGCTGCTGGTACGGATAGGCTTATTCAGGATGGTGTCCGGCTTGCCCACATCCAGACCCGGCTTCCAGATATAGTTGTCGTTGTTGTCCTTTAAGAGCATCAGCTGCAAAAGCAGCGCCTCATTACACAGGAAGGACGCCTTCTTGCGGTACGGGGATTTCAGGCTGTAATACAGCTTGAACACCTCATCAAAGGTCACAGCCGTTGCAGACGCGGCGGTCACACCGACCTGGGCGCAGGCGTCGTCCAGAAGGCCCAGGGGCTTGCCGATGCCGTCGCCGGTAATGAAAGCCTTCTCCTCGGCATTGCCCATGCGCACACCAAAGCGGCGGGCGATATAGCTGGCGAGGTCGAAAGCGGAATCGTTCAGCAGCTCGTTAGAGATCTTGATCATCGTCCCCAGCTTATAAGCAGACAGAGTCGTCTGGCCGAAAGCGGCATCACTCTCCGGAATCTCCTCGCCCTCATCAATCCACTCGGCAAGGCCGGTGTCCTGGGCAATCGGGATCTTGCGGGTGCCGGAACTGGTGTGAATGATGGTGGCAAGGCCACGGAAGATATTGTTCTCCTCCAGGGCTTCCACCAGCTTGCGCTCAAACTCGTCCGGGACCGTGAAGCCGCCCTCAGTGTCCACGCCCACAGAAAGAGCGTTCTGGATCTCGCCGTAGCTGCCACGGCTACGGATCATGTTCCAAAACGCCTCGGAATACTCCGGTGTGCCGGTCGGGCTGGCGTTCTTCGCCGCCACAGGCGCATTGGCCTTCGGCTTGCTTGTGATGGGCTGGGAGGTCGGCTGGGAAAGCTGTGCGTCCAGCTGCGCCTGCTGCTCCAGGCGTTCAATCTCAAGCCCCAGGTCTTTAACCTCCTGCGCCATCTTGTTGTACTGCTCCACCGCGTCGGCGGCCACAAGGCCGTTCTCACCGCGGTGCTTCTCCAGGAACGCCTTGGTCTGCTCCCAGAGGGTGTTACGCTTCGTGCGCAGTTCCAAAATCTTACTCATAGTGGTTACCTCCATAAAATTTGCATTTCGGTTAATTGATGTGTATATGAAAACAGCCGGAGTGCCAATCATTTCAGGCAGTCCAGCTGGTTCATCAAAATTTCATACGGCACAGAGCCGTCTGCGGTTTTACCGTCCATACCGATCGCGGGCGGCACGTCCATCTTTTCGGACAGTTCTGACAGGATATCCGTCAGAGACCGGAATTTGCCGTTTTCATCCACAAGGCTGATGGAATGCTCTTCCAGCACTCCCGATACTGTGGTCTGCGCCGCAACAGGCTTCTCCGGCATATTCCCTGCACCCAGACGGTTGAGGATCGTAAGCCCCATCTGCTTTGTGGAATACATCAGCGGTTCCAAAGCAAAGCTGTCCAGATGGACGCCTTTCTTTTTCTCATTGTCGTTATCCCCGTCATCATCGTCACCACCGCCCTCGCCAGGCTCTTCCTTGGGTTCTCCTTCCGGCCCGTCCGCCTTCTTTTTCTTGGGAGCGAAGGGATTCTCCGCATTAAAAAGAATCTCATCCACAAAGCCCAGGTCATAGGCTTTCTTAGCGTTGAGCCAGGTTTCATTGCTCATGAGCGCTGCGATTCGGTTGCGCGACAGATGGGATTTCGTCATATAAGCGTTGATGATGCTCTCTTTTACCTCATTCAACACATCGATGGCATGCTCCATGTCCTTAGACGTACCCTTGGCGATAGTGGACGGATCATGGATCATGAGTAACCCGGTCGGGCTGATCGCTACATGGTCTCCAGCCATGGCAATGACGGATGCCGCTGATGCCACCACGGAATCGATCTTAACCGTGACCTTACCCTTATAATCCCGGAGCATCGTGTAGATTTCGCTCGCGGCGAACACGTTCCCACCGGGACTATTCAGCCATAGGATCACGTCCCCCTCCCCGGCATTCAGCTCATCCCGGAATGCTTTAGGCGTTACACCGTCACTGCCCCATGTGGACTCCTCATCGATTGGTCCAACCATGCGCAGGACACGCTCGCCCGCGTCATTCCTGATCCAGTTCCAGAACTTCTTCATCAGGTTCTCCTCCTCTTCGATTTCTTCGGCGTACTCTCATTCCGCCTGTTTTCGCTGTCACTCATACCGCATAAAATCCTTTCCATAGATTTCATTGCACCAATCAAAAATGCGCCCCATACCGAGCCCGGATCTACTGGGCACCCAGATCTGTCTGGGATTCCAGCATTCCTTATCGGTAAGAAGCGCATCATATTTAGGGTTTTCTATCCATTGCCCTCCGCCAATGCAGTATTCATATTGTTTTGGATGCGTATGCATTAACCTTTGGAAACGTGTTTCGCCACGCTCCCTGTGGAAACCATACGCACAAAAAATGCACCCGGTCCGGTCACAGCCGGTACAATGAAATTTCTGATTCTTTTCATCACGTACCACTTCCCCGTATACGGAACAGATAGGAACATTATATCGGACAATATATTCCAGCACGTCTTGCTCTGTCCAAAATGACATAGGATTGCTGATTGGCTTTTTCATATAGAAACCATTGCACCCATTCCGAATCCACTGTTGTCTCCGCAACCTGCTTTCTGAGGCGAGTTGGCCAGTGATCGCATAACGATGTTCCTGCCGGGCATACCGATTAGCAGGACGTTTTTTCATAGCGCTGCAGCATTGTGCAGAAATTCGGAACGGCAAATAATACAGCGGCTTCCACTTTGAAAAATCCATCTGACTCCCCGGTGACTTTACATCACCGTTCAGCCTCCTCATCCGATAAGCGTATTTTCCATTTGCCGTACTGATTCTGGCTTGGCCGATACACTCGGATACTTCTTTTCCTATAATCGGGTATCCATATACAGAAACCACATCCCGAAATGATAAACGGTCCGTGTGAAGATGACCATTTCTCTTGCCCGCCTTTCCCCACAAGGGATAGATTGTTACCACATTCTCAAAGGATTGTGCGAACTTCCTGATCTCTGGGTATTCAAGGCCGGTATCAACAAACACAGCCGGAATGTCAGGACACGTCCTCTGGACAAGGTCGAGAAGAACCCGACTGTCCTTACCTCCACTGAAGCTCAAGTACACGCTACCGCCATAATGGAAATACCATTCTAAAATCCTTGTCTGGGTAATCATAATTTTTCTTTCAAGTGGCAGCCTTTGCAGCTCTTTCAGACGTCCCGCATCATGAATTCCGGTATCATAATCATTACTCATTTCATAACCTGCTTTCTCCCATCAAGTTACTTCTCCGTTGCTTCTCTCTGTTATTTGTTTTTTCATTTTCATCTGGCGGGCGCTCTTTTTGGGGGTTGTCAGAGGTATTTTCATTAGACTCATCCGCCTCTGACTTCTGCCCCTCCTCGCCAAGCTGCTTATTAACCTGCTGTTGGAAATATGCCGCCCCGATATCCTTCAACTGTACATAAGAACCGTTCGCAACGAACACATTTCCACCCTGCTCATCCGGGATCGGGTCCATATTCTCCAGCCTGCGGATGTCGTTAGGGCATAGGAACCCATTCGCAAATCCCGTGGCATAACCGTTCATGCGGCTCTGGTAGTCGCCACGAAGCAGACCGTCCACGTTGAATTTTGGGAAATACGCATCCTGTTCTTCTTCCAGGAGCAGGTCCTTCATGATCCCCTGCTCAAAACGGATGATCCATGGGGTCAGCGTGTGCTGGACGAAATCAATCGACTGGTGTTCGATATTACTGTAGGTGGCGTGTTCCAGATCCTGCACCAGATGGGGCGGGACACGGAAAATGCGGCAGATCTCATCCACCGTGAACTTCCGGGTCTCAAGGAACTGGCTGTCTTCCGGCGGAAGAGAAATCGCTTTGTAAGTCATGCCCTCTTCCAGGACACACACCTTATGGGCGTTGTTCGCCCCGCCATATACGGCTGTCCAGTTTTCACGGATCTTCGCCGGGTCTTTCAGTACCCCCGGATGCTCCAGGACACCGCTGGGCTGCGCTCCGTTTCTAAAGAATGCCGCCCCGTATTTCTCCACTGCCAACGTCGTGCCGAGGCTGTTCTTCATCATGGCTATAGGGGAGAAACCAACAAGACCATTGAAGCCCAGCCCTGGGATATGGAACACATCCTCATTCCTCAGATAGATATCCTTGTTGTTCTCACCCGGCACCTCATCCGTATAGGCGTGGTAGATATAATAAATTTCGCCGGATTCGTCACGGTCGACCTCCACGTTTTCCGGGGACAGCGGATACAGCCCCAGGATGCCATTCTTTCCATCCCTGACAATCTGTGCATAGGCGTTGCCCCACAGCAAAAGGTGGGTCATCATGGTTTCCCGGAAGACAAAGGACGTCATCTCAGGATTCGGCTGGCGGTACAGCACCTTATAAAGCGGATGGTCTATTGCTTTTTCTTTCTCCCCGTTTTTCCCTGCGTACCGGTATAAGTGCAGCGGCAGCCCCGCGATGGACTCCGCCAGCAAGCGGACACAGGCGTACACCGTGGAGATCTGCATGGCGGATTTCTCGTCCACCCGTTCCCCGCTGTCTGCCCGCCCGAAAATGAACATCTGCCCGCTGTCCCGGACGTTGTCGGTAATGTCCGGCATCTTCGGCCTGTTTCCAGGCGCGTCCCTCGGCTTCGCAAAGCCGATCCAGTCTAAAAATCCCATCGTGTTTACCTCCTGTACGTTTTCTGGTTGCCATGGTCATCCGTGATGGTCACGACACTCCCAGTCAAAAACCAGCATTTTTGTGATGCCCACACCGCATCCAGTGTGGTGTTCTCATTTCCTATCACCGCATAAAAACGATGGTCATGGGTAACAGTAAAATATCTCTCCATCCTGTTCTCCTCCATCAAAACACTAAAAGCCCCCTGTCCGGGTCATCATAGATGCTGCCCTGCTGCGCCCCCGCATTACGGATACAACGATCCAGCGCCATGATCGCGGCAACAATTCCGTCAATCTTCTCTGGCGATTTTGCTTTCGTCGGCTTGATATTTTCAGCGGGGTCACGGTCAACCACAACATTCCCCGCCATCCAGCGCATGACCGGATTGCCGCCGTGGATAATCTCCCCTTCCATAAGCAACTTGTAGAATTCCTTTGTTGGTGGGCTCATGTCTTTAAAACCCTGGCCAAAGGGAACCACCGTAAAGCCCATTCCCTCAAGGTTCTGTGTCATCTGTACTGCTCCCCAGCGATCAAAAGCAATCTCCAGAATGTGATACTTTTTCCCCAACTCCTCGATAAACTTCTCAATGAAGCCATAATGGATCACATTTCCCTCGGTTGCGTTCAGATACCCCTGCTGATACCACACATCGTAAGGGACCGACGCCCGGCGGACACGGATAGGGATTGTCTCCTCCGGTATCCAGAAGAACGGCAGCATGATATATTTCTCCGTCTCATCCCTCGGCGGGAACATCAATACAAAAGCCGTGATGTCGCCTGTACTGGACAAGTCCAGACCGGCGTAGCAATCACGGCCCTCTAAGGCTTTCATATCAATTGGAGCATTTCCCAGCTCATAGATGTGTTCTGGGATAAAGCGGGTCAAAGACGCCACCCACATATTTAAACGGAGCTGCTTGAACACGTTTTCTTCTGCCGGGTTATCCAGTGCGTCGCGGTACATATCCCTCACACGCTCGATCTGAATCGTCTGTCCGAGAGAGGGATTTGCCTTGTACCAGTTCCTCTCATCGTGCCAATCCTCGTCATCAGCCAGTCCATAAACCACCGGATAAAAAGTGTGGTCGTTCTTCCTCCCTGACAGAATATCCAGCGCCTTCATATGCAGCTCATAGCAGATGCTCTCTTTGTCCGTGCCAGCTGTAGTGATCAGGAAATACAGCGGCTGTTCCCTGGCGTCGCCGGAGCCTTTGGTCAGGACATCATAAAGTTTCCGGTTTGGCTGGGCATGCACCTCATCCAGCACAAGCCCGGACACGTTCAGGCCGTGCTTGGTGCCGACCTCTGCGGAAAGCACCTGGTAAAACCCGGCGTTACTGTAGTTGACGATCCGCTTTGTCGCAGCCATAATTTTGGAGCGTTTCATCAGCGCCGGCGTCATCTGCACCATCTGGTTAGCCACGTCAAAAACAATCGACGCCTGCTGGCGGTCAGCGGCAGCGCCGTAGACTTCTGCAGAAGGCTCATTGTCCGCATACAGAAGATACAGGGCAACAGCCGCGGCAAGTTCGGATTTACCATTCTTCTTGCCTATTTCCACATAAGCTGTCCGAAACTGACGCTTCCCGTTCCCATCAACAATGCCAAACAGGTCACGGATAATCTGTTCCTGCCATGGAAGCAGCCAAAAACGCTTGCCCGCCCACTTTCCTTTTGTGTGCCGCAGGTTCTCAATGAATGTCACAGCCCGGTTCGCCCTGGTTTCATCATAGTGGGAAGCAGGCAGCATAAACCGGGACGGCTGGTAATCCTTCAGTTTCGGATAATTCTCAGGCCTGTTTTCAGCCATCAGCTTCCACCTCCCAGCAGATCCTCCATCTCATCCACCGATCCGTCACGGCTATTTGTATCCGCAATAATCCGGCTCCGGGAGGAAGGTGTCAGGCCGAACTGCTCGGCAAACCGGTTCATAATTTTCAGATAGGTCTGGGCAATGCTCACTTGTGGCACCTGCTGCCAGTAGCCGGATGGTGTCTTCACAATGGAGCCATGCTGAGTAATAAACTCCTCTGCTTCCTTCCACCGGGCGTATGCCTGACAGTAACCTGCAAAGGCCGCCATGTCTACCTCTGTCAGGATGCCTATCTGCTCCATCTGCTTCGCAAGCCGCCTCCATTCCTTTTTTGCTTCCGGCTCCAGCCACTTTGGACAAGAAGGCGCTTTCTTCGTTGGCTTTGGTTCGCTGTTATTAAGCGGCCTCTTTCCCGGATTTCCTTCCAGTTCCTTAATTGCAGTCGGCGTTGGTTTTCTTCCTCTTGTTGCCATTCGGCATCCCTCCCCTCTCATCAAAATAGGTAAAGAAAAAGGCTGCCAGCGTCAGCCGATAGCCTCAATGATAATCTATATTAAAATGGATTCTACGACAGACACAGCCCTCTGCGGACTGTGTTGTTCTTGCTTTTATGCGTCGGGGTTAGCTTCCTTCCAAGCCTAGTATTCGTCCTCCAGCTCCGCCTCCTCGATGATCTGATAGGCGCTCATGAACCTTGCTCTCTGCAGCTCTTTCTCCTCTTCAGTGTAAGTGTCATCCATTCCGATGTACCCGTCGCACTCTGCCTTGCATCTGAAGAACACCACATACTTTAAATCCATTTTCAAATCCTCTCTTTCGTTTTTGTGGTCGCCCCGCTAGGCTGTTTCCCTTTGGTTGTGTGTATATTACCGTCACATGCGAAGAATAGCAAGTTATACCTTCGCTATAAATACACCAAAGATCGTACCGGATAATCGGGCATTATATACAAACGGCAAGGAGCCGGATGGCCAGCTCCCCATGCGCATGGTTTCTGGAATGTCAGCTTTCCAGGACTGCGGTAATCTTGAACCGTTTATTGAACTGCGCCGCCGTGATGGTGGCGTCGTCGCTGCCGTCATCTGCCCCAAAGAACACCTGGACTTTGCCGTTGCAGGTATTCGCCACACCGCATTTGCCGGTCTTGGTTTCCCTTATCTCGATGGTGTGTGCGGTATTTTCCGCTTTGACCAACTTTTCGAATTCCGTCATATCAAATCCTCCTCCAAATTAATGCTGATTTTCCTTGCCAGTCCTACGGTTATTTTTCCAGCGTAACGATCAGTGTATTTTCTGAGATGGTGTCATCTGGATTTCGGAGTTGCCAGTTTACTGTATAACTTGTTTCATCCCATTCATTATGCCGAAAAAGCTTCAGTGTTTCCTTTTTGATGTATTTAAGTGCCTCAACTCTGACCAGTTTTTGCTCTAACAGTTCCGCCTCATTGATTTCAATGCCATTAATTTTGTAAGTATACTTCATCTCTGTGTCCTCCGTTTGCTTTGTTTTCCTTTTCGGTGTCTGTATATTACCGTCTTGTGCGAAGGATATCCAGTCAATTCTGCATCATAAATGTGACAAAGATGACGCCCTATTATCGGGCAATATAGACACTGATAACACAGAGAAAACAGCCCCTTTCGGAGCTGCTCCGCTGTTTATTGTGCTGCTTCCTGCAATGCCCAGGCTATTGCGTGGCCCTCATCCCAAAACTCAACTGCGCTGACCGCCGCAAGTCCGATGGTGCCTTCGCAACTCAAATCATCATCCAGATGCTCGTAAACCGCAGCGAAGTAGCAAGGCTTGTTCATTCCATTGAAGAAGTGGCCCGCCATAATCACCTTATCTCCGAAGTTCAGTACCTTTCTCCAAATGCACTCCAAATTCTCTGACGTGGTCGGATTAGGCAGTTTGTATTTTTCTGCCCTCTTTGTCATTTCACTCATCGTGGCATCCTCCTTGTTAGGGTTTGTTCCCCTTTTGTTGTGGACATATTACCGTCTCTCCTCACATTTATCCAGTCAATTGTGAGTTGTAATCTGCACAAATATCTCCGGCGAAATCAGGTCAATAATACGTTAATTCAACGCATCAATAATTTCCTCCACTATATCCTTTGCATCCCCAGAAACACTGCATCCGCTGGTCTCGTATTTGCTGAGAAGTCCCTGCAAAAGAGGTTCATCCATAGGAATATCCGGAAACCAAACTTCATACCCTGTTTGCTCATTCTTAAAAAGCATCGCTACTAATGCCATCCCATCCATATTCATAATCTCCTTTTAATTTGTGGGGTTCGTTCCCCTTCGTTGTGACTGCATATTACCGTCTCTTCGCACATATATCCAGTCTTTTCTGTATCATAATCTGCACAAATATCTGCGGCAGAATCAGTGCAGGATATACGGTCACAGTTGGGGCGCATTTGCCCTTTGTGGGGCTTTCCTCTTGAATGGACAAACACATCGAGGGGCGGTTTTCCGCCCCTCTGTGCCCGCCCTGTGCGGCTGTGTTGGGCTTATTCTTCTTCGTCCCAATCATCCTCTTCTTCCCAGCAGTCCTCTTCCTTCTCGTCCCAGCTGTCATCCACATCCTCCTCCGCGTCCTGGAAGTCCCACATATCTTCGGTAGGCATCTCCCTGAGCGCCGGGGTTCCTTCGATGTAATCGGCAACCGCACCGGTCAGCTGGTCGAGGATCGCATCGTAGGCCCTGTCGTTTTCAATTCCCCAGATGGCATCCACCAGTTCCCTGATCTCCTTGTTGCCCTTCGCCCGCAGGAAGCGGGCCGCTGGGTTGCAGGTTTCTTTACCGTACTCAACCCCAATGTGGTCGCCGTCGTTAAAGCAGCGGTATCCGATCCTTGCCATTGCCCTGGTAAGCTCCCCCGCGAGGTTCTCCGCCTTGCCGCTTACCGGTACCAGTTCCTCAAAAAGTTTATTGATTCTTTCATCGTTCTTCGTAATCATGGTGTTATCCTCCTTGTTTTTTGGGTGTTCCCCTTTGGTTGTGTGTATATTACCGTCATGTCCGGAGAATAGCAAGTTATATCCGCGCCATAATGTACACAATCATTTGCCCCCGGAATTGGCACATTTACAGCATATTATGTATAGAAAAACGGACAGAGGAAAGCGGCCGGTGATTGCTCTTCCAGCCGTTTTCCTTTGCCTGTTTATTGGTTCTGTGCTTTCTCAGGAGGTCCGCCCAAGCCCTACAAAATCCCTTTCTCTTTCTCATCCCAGATATGTCCGGCGGCGTCCACATACAGCCGAAGGTCTTCTTCCCTGTCGTAAGTTTCGTAAAGGTAATTGACCATACCGGTCGCCCGGAAGGTATATGCGTAGGTGCTTCTGTACCAATGGCAGCCGTTATAGTCGATTTCAAAAGGAAACTCTTTTTCGCTTTGGTATTTGATTTCGCCGTATCCGAATTTGTTGTCTTTTGTTTGTTTCATGGCTTTCTGCCCCTTTCGTTTTGGTAGCTGTATATTACCGTCGTTTGGAACATATAGCAAGCGGCCACATGTACCAAACATTCACGACAGGGATTGTGCGCCTTTTACTTCTGTGAAATCAGTGCCATAGGGCCTTCGGAATTATAATACTCCTCAATATACTGGCTGCCATCCTCGTTGGTTACCACTGCCGGATACCGTACTTTCTTTCCGTATTTTGAGAGAATGTCAGCGGCGATATCTGCAATCTCCCCAATAAACTCCATGTCCCAGGCCAGTTCCGGCTCTTCACACAAAACCTTGCACATTTCCATAACTGCGTTGTGAACCTCATCAATTCGGGCAGCCTGCCCATCATCCAGTTCCAACTCTTCTAATTCATCATCATACATTTTCGTTTGCCTCTCTTTCCGGGATGGTCCCTTTGCGGTGATACATATTACCGTCACGTCCCGGTAATAGCAAGTCAATTCTGTTCCATAAATGTACAAAATATTCGTACTGAACTCTGTCGCATTTATGATTCGGCGGCTGCGTAAAAAACTGGAATCCCTATGGATTCATCCTCAATTCCAAGTTCCTCACACATCCCCTCCAGCATCGCCCTGCTGTAACAGTGCAGGTAAAGATTATATTCCTTCTTCCGTGTATTCATACGGAGCCAGTAAAACCCGTACTCTCCCATAAGGTAAGCATTGTATTCCACACCACTATCTGCGCCAACAGCCTCCGCCGATTTCTGGCAGAACCTCCCGACCTCATTCAAATTCGCAAACTCCTGTGTGAACGCATTATAGACAGCATCGAATTCCGCCAGCAACTCCGGCGTCTCCAATTCCTTGTGGATCGGCCACACTGTATTCCACCAGCGCCATCCGTCATGGTCGGCGCGGATATAGCCCACCTCGCTATTTGGCCTGCTGTCCACAGAATCCAGCCATGCTTGTCTGAAAAATAAATGTTTCTGTAAAAGTTCTCTCATATAAAAAACGTTTCTTTCAAATTACTGTGGGGTGACCGCAGCCACCCTCATCTTTCTTTTACTCTGCCATCTCTCCAAGGGACCTCACCTCATAGCGGATCAGCAGTCCGTTGATGTCACACCCCCGCCTCTTCTCCGCTTCCTTTTTGCAAGCCTCCGCTTCCCTCTGGGTTGAGTAGATGCCGCTGTACGGCACCCACCTTGCCCCCTTTTTTCCGCCTCTGCAAAATACCTGGTACATCTCAAGCCCTCCTATGTTGTTCTGCCTTAGTTTTCATCTGGATTTCCGGCCCAAGAGGAATGCCTGTTCCAGCATCGCCTCAATAGCTCCGACTGAAATGTCCAGGAAGTCCTCGCTGTCGCTCATGCGGTACTCCAAATCCCCGCGCTGCTCTATAGTGTAGGATGCTTTCTTTGCGATCTCTAAAAGTGCCTCGGCCTGCTTTTTTGTTATGTTCTTCATCATGGTAAAGCCCTCCTTGTATTTCCGCTTAGGCTTCTCTCCCTTGCGTTGTGGACATATTACCGTCACGTTCCGATAATAGCAAGTCAATTTTGCGCCATAATGTTCACAAATATCAAAAGCAGAAACTGTATAAATTATGGCGCCTTCTACTTTGAGGGTCCGCCATTTTTCTTTCCTAATTCATAAAACGCTTTGGCAATTTCGGTGCGATTCTTATCCATGAAAAGATCCCTGCACCTAAAACAGAATTCTTCATTTTTATGCTCCAGCTGCTTAAATTTTTCTCCGCAGATTACACAGAAACTGTTTTTGTATTGTTCTCTCACATGACCGGATAGTTTCACGCCGCAGTGCGGGCAAAAAGAATTCCCTTTTGCTGTTTCCGATCCACATGCGGAGCAGCAATAATGTTCAACGTCCCTTTCTACCCATTCCTGAAACTTTGTACCTCTGTCCACGCACTCTTCAAGGACTCTTTGTCTTCTCCAATAATGTTTAATATATGCCATGCTCTTTTCCTCCTGGTTTTAACTTTTTCTCTTTGTATGTGCATATTACCGTCACGTCCCGGTAATAGCAAGTCAATTCTGAGCCATAATGTTCACAATCATCCAGCCAGATATTTGGTACATTTATTCTCCGAAATTGACTTGATAATATCTGCTTTTAGAGCGAATATACACACACCGAAAGGAAAACACACCACACACGGAGGGAACAAACATGGCAAAGAAAAACTACACCGAAATCGAAAAGATCATCGAAAAACGCATCGCGGAGCTTGAGGAAGAATACGAACTCGACAATGACGACATCGAGGAAATCAGGACGGAAGCCTACAAGGAAAACGGCTGGAACTACGACCCCTTCCCGCTGGAAGAAGAAGAGGAACCGGAAGAAGAGGAAATTTTCTACGGCTACCGCAGCCTTGAAGACCAGCTTTGGGAAGTTGGGATGAGCATGAGGGATTTCCTTTAAAGGAAACCCTCCCCAAAAAAGGGGCAAGCCGCCCCGCCGCCCATGAGGGCGGTCTCTCTCGTGTGTGTTTGTTATATAGTGCCGGATTCCCATCGAAAACTTTGTGTACTTTATGCAGCCGAATGTTCTTGATAATATTCCATTCTGACGGTAATATGGCTACAATGGAAAAGGGTCTCGGATTATCCGGGGCCCCCGTTTCCGTATCAGCTGAAGTTTACCATATTGGCTGTCCGGCATATTTTTTTATAATCGCCTCCGCGGAAACTGATACTGCGGGAATGCCGTACCTTCCGGTTCAGAACCCGTTTATTCATGGATATCCCCCTACGAAGCTCCCCACGGAAGCTGTATGCGCCTTTGCCTCTGATCCAGCAGTTACGCTTTACCGCAGCCGCTCCCTGCATTGCTTTCTGCATCACGTTTCCTCCCACGCCTTCTGTGCGATCCGCATCCTGTTTTTCGCTCTTGAATGCTTTTTCAGGTTTCTTTTCCAGCGGCGGATTGTTTCCGCCCTGTGATGGTTCCTTGACCATGTATACTCATCCAGCACATAGCCTCCGCCGTGTTCCATTTCCCCATAAGCGGGCATCCGCCTGTGTCCGTTTTTCATTTCCGCCTCCTATTCCGCCTGTGTCCCGTCATCCATCCGGAAGACCACCAGCCTTCCCTGTGTCCATATGAATTTTTCCAGCATCCAAAACCGCTTCTTATATTTTTCATCAATTTCGGCCGCAGGTCTGCAAAGTTATCCCTCCAGCCACCAGCTTTCCTTCATTGCGGCCCATTCCATCAGTTCTTTGCGTTCCGCCATGCCTGCGTCCTCCAAAGCTTCCCATGTGCCGCAGGACTCACATATGGTAATGTCCGCCCTTCGGCTGAGGGCAAGCAAGCGGTTATCCGGTGCGGCTTTTCTTCCGCACCTGGGGCAACGTGCGCCCCTGTGTCGCTTTCTCCCGATCAGTTCAATCGTAGCCTTTGCCTCGGATTCCGCCGCGACTCTGTGGCATCTGTCCGCTCCGTAAGCCACGTTTAAGGAGCTGCCATTGTCCCATGAAACAAGCACGTTGCCAGCGTCATCGACGCCCCGGCAGGTTCCCTGCAGTCCGGCCGGCATTTTGCAGTAGGGGTCATTCATCTCATCTAAAACGAGCCGGCAGCCGCCGGGGTAATCCCGCCGAAGACGCTCCAGTTCTTTTTTATCTGCAAAAATCATCGCTTACTCCTCCCCGTCCGTGCATTTCGTTTTTCCTTCCCGTAGCTGAAGGTAGATATTCACATACCGGTCCCGTTCTGCGCCTTCACTGCCCGCCATGCATTTCAGGTAAAAATCCTCTGCCGCTTCCCTGCTGTCGTATACCTCGGTTTTTCCATAACAGGTCACTTTGATTTCTTCTTTACCAGTCCCTCTGGTCAGGCTGCATTCGCCAAGCCTCTCAATGGCGGCCTTCCTACCAATGCTATCCGCAAGCGCCTGCTCCAAAATGTGGATCGGGAAATGAAAATCTTTATAGCCATCCTTCAGTACCTTATAGTAGGATGGGTACGGCTCCGCCAGCCTGCGGCCGTCCGCCATGATGTAGACCATCGCTGTCAGCGTTTTCGGTTCCTCGCCGTCCAGAGGGAACACCTCCACCGGCAGGTCTTTCTTGTAGTAGTAGGTGGGGAAGCCTTCATAGCGGTCAAGGTTTCTTTCGTCCCTCTCGGAAATCTCCCACACCAGAACCGGCGTGTTCTTTTTCTCATTCGGTTCGATGGTGGCATGCACCTTGAACAAGAGCTGCCAACCGTAAAGGATCGCCGTCCCCACGATCTTTGCGTCCGGAGTGCGCTCCTTCATCTGTTCCACCGAAAGGTTACTGCCGTAAGCAATGTAATATTTTTTCTCCATAAAACTCACGCTCCTTTGTCTTGTTTCCGCCGCCTTGGCGGTATGTTATTAATCACTCTTTCTGCGAATAATAGCAAGCGGATTCGCCGCCATATATCTCACAAATATGTCTGGCCCGTTTTGTGCAGTTTACAGCCTCTGGAATTCCCGGATATATGCTTTCGCCGCTTTGACGCCGATGCTGTCCGAAAGCCCTTTATCAAGGATTTCCACGTCAAATCCCCAATGGGCATATCCGTCGTCCAGCAGCCTGTAGTATTCCATCCCCGGTTCCCCAAGCAGCCGTTCCTCATGCAGGACATACGCCATGCACTGCTTCTGCCCCTTCAGTCTGCCGCCCCGCAGCGTGGTAACAGGAAGCTGGAAATAACGCTTATAATAATACTTGGGATAGCCTTCATACCGGTTCAGCAGGGCCTCATCGAATTCGCTGATTTTGTACACCAACACCGGCACATAGCAGTTGGCGTCCTGCTCGATAGTGGCGTAAAACCCGGATTTACTCTTTTTGAACAGGAGCCGGTAGCCATGGATTTTGGCTGTGCCGGCCACCTGCGCGTCCGGGCAGCGGACGGACATCCGTTCCAGCGACAGGTTGCTTCCATAGGCAAGGTAAAACAGGCTGGGTTTGCGGGAAGGGCCGCCGCAAAGTTCAAAACGTTTCCAATCAGGCATCCCTCTCACCGCCTTCCTTAATCTCCTCTGCTTCAAACTCCACATCCACGAAATCCTCCGCCTCAAGGATGATCTGGCTGTTATGCCACCAGTCGCTGACGGTCTGCACCGCGTCATCCACAGTGGACTCCTTCAATTCCGACTCATGGACGAGGACCTTCCGTTTGAGGGTTTCGGTGATCGTAACCTGAAAGGTTCTGCCTGACGGCTGTGTCTGGTTTTCGATGTTCTGGTTTTTATTATTTTTCATGGTGTCTACCTCCTTCTCCTACCACCTAAAGGGCGGTTGCCCGCCCGGAGGATTCCCGTTTCCGTTTTAGGTGGTGGGGTTATGCCATCCTGTTCCGCCATGCGCTGTTGCCTTCCATATTGGCGAGGAAGAAGTCCCTTGCCGTTTTGAACTCGTCCCCGATGAATCCCAGCCGGAGCATCCAGCACCGGAATGCGTAGGCTTCGTTTTCCGTCTGCTGGGGCTTAGGGCTTGCGAACCGCACCTGCTTAGCAAGCTGGCTGATTGCGAGGCAAAGCTGGATCATCGCTTTCAGCTGGCCAGCGTGCATGCCGTTCTGTTTTCCGTCCGCCGGTGCGTCGAATTGGAAAAGCCGGAATTCGATTGTGCCTTTGGTAAAGGTTGCGTGGAGGTTGGTCATGTGATAGCGGCTGTCGTTGTAGTGATGAGTCCTGCCATATTCGCATCCCTGGCTCTTGTACCAGACATCCGCAAGGGCTTCCATGGTCTTGGGCTTCTTTTTGTTGACCTGCTCCAGGAATCTTGGGTCAACCGTGCGGCAGTATCTGCTCTGGCGGCCTCGGTCTACTTTGATCGCTTTGGCAATCTGTGTTTCATGCGCCGCCATGATGTTCACCAGGTTTCGAATGGTCTGCGGGGTGTGTCCTTTCGCTCCGATGTGAATGTGGACTCCACAGCCTCTGGAGGCGTCACTCTTCATTCCGCTTTTGCGAAGGGTACGAATAAGCCCCTGCAGAAGCTCCATATCCTCGTAGGTAAGGATTGGGGTAACCATCTCGCATTTCTGGCTGTCTGGTCCGCTGATGCTCACATCCCTCTGGAATTTCCATTCCCGGCCCTGCTGGTCCCATGCGCTGTAGGTTTCGTATCCATTGCGGCGGGCGGTGTACTCACTCCGGTAGGTTCCAAAGTAAGCGGCGGCTTTCTCAGCTGCTTTCTGGCGGGTAATATTGTTGCCCTCGACCTCCACTCCGAAGGTCTGTTTCTTCATGTTCTCAATCTGGATTCTGGTGCTTTCTTTCATGGTCTTTATCTCCTTTTCCTTGTCGGTCGTCGTTTTCCCTTTCGGTATGTGCATATTACCGTCAGGTGCCGACTATATCAAGTTAATTCGGAGCCATAATGTACACAAACATTTCAGCAAAAGATTGTGTACATTACGGGAGAAAAGACCGTTGATAAATGTGCGTTTCAGAGCTAATATGGCTATAATGGAAGAGGGGGCTCTTAATTTTGCGGCCCCCATTTTCGGTTCAAAGCGCCGCTTCTACTTCTGCGGTTCCTGCCGTGTCCACAGTGGCTTCCAAAGACTGCGACGGCTCTCCGGGTTCCATACTCCCGGTCTGTGCCTGCCCCGACGCAGCTTCTTCCTTCGCCGCCTTCAGCGCGTCCCGTTTCTTCTGATTTTTAATCCTTGCCTTTTCCGCATCTGCCGGAGTGCGGAAAGCGGTGTGTCCGCCGAGGTTCTCCATCAGGATTTTCCGGGTCTTCTTGAACTCGTCACCGTCCATGCCGATCCGCACCAGCCAAATCCTCATGGCGTATTTCTCATTGGTATCATCCACAGCTTTTGCCTGGATGCGCTTCTGGTTCAGCGCCTGCTCATTCATCAGAACCGCAAGATGTCCGTAGGCGGTCAGATGCTCCATATCGGGGGCCTCGCCAAAACCAGTAAACCGAAGTTCCTCCGGGGTGATGGTCAGGCCGTAGAGGCTCTTGCCATGCTGTGTTTCATAATCCCCAACCATCTTGAGGAAATTCGCCCTGCTGAAAGTGCAGGAGTCATCCTTAAGCGTCTCCACCAGTTCCTCATCCACACTGAAATGGCCTCCGGTCGCTTTGTTGATCAGTGCGCCGCGGCTGTAGATCAGGTTGATAAGGTTGCGGAGGGATGTTCCCGTATGCCTGCCTATCGAAATAGGGAATGCCATGTTCATGTCGATGGCGTCCGCCTGTGCCGCGGCTTCCTCTTCAATCTCCTGCTGATACTCAGCGTCGGAAACCGTGTCTTCCGCTTCGTCCTCCACAGCCGCTTCCATCGGCTCTGCCCCACTCTCCGTTTCCGGCTCTGTGTCTGTCTCCGCCTGCTGCTGGCCTTCCGGCTCCGTCCCTACCGTTTCCTCTGGCACGGCGCTGTCGGCGGCAGTTCCTACCGTCACCTCAATCGGCCCTGCCTGGGCTTCCTCGCTTACGATCTCTCCGTCTCCGATCAGCCCTTCTTCCATAAGGGTCTTCAGGATAGCCTCATCCGCTTTGTTCTCATCAATAAAAAGGTCGCCGCTGCGGTCAATCAGGTAGTCGCCGACTTCGTATGCGTACAGCGGCGCCCGCGTGTACATAGGATGGATACCGGTCAGCTCTCCCAGCCTTTTTGCCAGGATCCTTCTCTCGTTTACGTTCTTTTTAAATTTCAGCATCGTATATTGCCCCTTTCTGTCCCGCCCGCTTTTTCTTTGTCCTCCGGCGGTATGGTATTAATCACTCTTTTATCGGAAAATAGCAAGTCAATTCCGCGATAATTATCAGAACCTACCTATTGCACAAATTCCTTCGGCACTGGCTGCGCAGATTATGACGGCCAGCCGCAATGCCCTTATGTAAGATGGCATCGGCCAGCCGGGTTATCCCAACCCAGCCGGCCAGCGCCATTCTTCATTTATTCCTTTCCATCCAGTCCCGCTGCCCAAGCGATGCCGCACAGAACGAAATAGGCACAGGGGAGCGCGATCCCATTTCCCCAAAGGCGGTACTCTGCAGAATCGGAATGCGGATTCTTCAGCCATTTCCTGATTTGCTTCTCCGTCTTGGGCTTGGAAGCATGGGTAACAACTTTCCTGTGCGTCTCAAACACGTCCTTCCAGAATGCTATTACCTCATCGGTCGGCTCCTCCGTTCCAAGACCACGGCACCACCAGCCCGGAAAGCCCTGCAGCCTCGCACATTCGGTAGGCGTCAGGCGCCGCACGATGTAGTACGGCTCCTCCGTTACCACAGGCGGGTCTTTATAGTCCCTCGCCATCAACGCCGGCGTTTTGTCTTCCGTAATCTGCGTGAATTCCCCGGTTGTCATGCAGTAGGCAACGGCATGGCGGTCCACGGTATCAAGCGTAAAGGACACATCTTCATTGACGCCGTCCCCCTGCGGCCCGTTCTTATCCGAACGCCCGACCATGCTGCCCTGCAGGACGTAGGTCTGCTGCTTCATCCCCGGCTCTGCCGCCAGTGTGCCAGATCTGTCCCCAAGGTCACGTACCTCATTCCTTTGGTTCTGTGTAAACGCCACAATAGCGATTCCCCCTTGCGAACAGTCCGGCCGCCCGCCGTTCTGGTCAAGTGTCCTTGAGGTCTTTGCTTCATAGAAACCGGAATTGGGATTGTCCGAGAGCATCGCATGGCTGGCTTTGGAACACACTCCATAGGCTTTGACTACCAGTTCATTGCACCGGGCTTCACCCACATCAAAAGTATTCAAAGTGTTCGCCACATCCGCCTTTTTCCACTGTTGCCCTTCCTCTTTTGAGTGGGGCCGTGTTCCCTTGCAGAATGGAACAAATACAGTCTGGTCATTGTTACATCCGAGATTAGCAGAAAGATCAGCGGCAATCTGTGCGCCTTTCCCTCCGCCCTCACATCCGCCGCGGATTTTTAAAGTCTGGGGCGGCAGGCCGCCGTCCATAACGAGAGGCACATTGTTCCCGCCAGTGCCCATCCTGCCAGTCAGCGTCTGACACTTTTCCGGTTCCCCAATCCCAATACGGGAATCTGCAGGATGGTAGTCCAGCGCAATTGCGGCTGGGACAACACCGGCTCTAAGCGTCGGGGATTTTTCCTTTTCGTATCCAATGCTCCGCGCTTTTGCGCTGTGCTCCGTACAGAAGCCAGCGGCGGCGACCTCTTCCAGCACCACAGGCGGGTGGTGCGCTTCCGCCCGGAGCGTACTGGTAATGTCCTCGGACACATCCATTCTGGCACCGCCCTGGTCATTGAGGATCAGTCTTCCCCGTCCTGTCTCATCCTCTCCGCCTGCTGCTCCAGCGCATTTTTCAAAATCTCCGGCAGTGCCTTGCCACGTGCGGAAGCCCTGCGGAGTATACCCAGACACGCTTTCCGACTTAAATAAAATCTCCGGGGCACGTCTGCCTCCAAAATCTGCGACAAGAAAGATTCTTGCCCTTCGTTGGGGGACGGACCAATATTGAGCGTCGAGAACTCTGTATGCCACGCTCCATCCGTCTCCCAGGTAGCAGTCGGCGTAGGGCCATCCTTTTTTGTCAGGCGGAGGCACTTGGGTTCCCGGTTCTTTGACGCCGATGACCGCTTCAAGGACTGCTTTGAAGTCTTCTCCCTGATTTGAGGAGAAAGCGCCGGGGACATTCTCCCAGCAGATAAACCTTGGTTTTTCTCCATTAGTTGCACACCTCATTTCCTTCACGATTCGGATTGCTTCGTAAAACAGGCTGGACCGTGAACCATCCAGACCGCTTCTTTTTCCGGCGATAGACATATCCTGGCATGGGCTTCCGAAGGTGATGACATCCACCGGTTCTAAATCAGCGCCATTCATTTGGGACACATCCCCGTAATGCTTCATCCATGGCAGCCGCTTTGTCGTCACACAGATGGCGAAAGGCTCAACTTCTGCCGCCCAAATCGTCGTTACTCCCGCAAGGATTCCAGCCAAAGGGAAACCCCCGGAGCCATCAAACAGGCTTCCGAGGGTAAGTCCATAAGAAAGCTGTGTCTTATTCCCCATTGCCGCCCTCCGTTTCTGCCTCGAAGGTAGCAACCTCATCAAACTTCAGCTTCTGTCCGTCACGGATGACATACACGTCATCGTACCGGCCTTCCCGGAATTTGATATACCGCTTCACTGCGACATCCACGAACTTTGGTTCCAGCTCTACCCCATAGCAGATGCGATCCAGCTGTTCACAGGCGATCAGCGTGGAAGCGGAACCGAGGAACCCATCCAGGACGATGCCATTGGTCATGGTACACTGCCTGATCAGATACGCGATCAGCGGCACAGGCTTAGAGGATGGATGCCCACAGCCCTCATCCTTTGAACTCTTTACACGGGGGAATTCAAACACAGTCGTTTGTTTCTGGTCGCCATACCAGCGGTGCCGCCCGTCTTTCCGCCACCCCCAGATGATCGGCTCATGGTTATATTTCCAATCCGTCCGGGTCAGCACCAGCCGGTCCTTTTTCCAGACCAGCCCGGCGCCAACTTTAAAACCGGCGTCCTCAAAAGCGTCATGGAAAATGCGGGCTTTCGCCGTGGCATAGAATACATAGATGGATGCGTCCTGCGCCATCGCTTCGTGGAAACAGGCAAACGCTTTCATGAGAAACTGCAAAGCGTCATAGTCATCCAGGTCATCGTTGGTGATGGAACCGGACGTACTCTCCAGACGGACCATATACGGCGGGTCTGTGCAGACCAGATTTGCTTTCACCCCCGCCAGCAACTTATCGTAAGTCTCCTGCGAAGTGGAATCACCACAGATAACTGAATGCTTCCCAAGATTCCAAATGTCCCCCGGCTTCGAGAAGGCAGGCTGCTTCAGCTCGGATTCCACATCGAAATCATCTTCGGTGATCTCCTTGCTGTGGACCTTGTTGAACAGCGTCTCAATCTCCGGAGGGTCAAAGCCTGTCTTGCCGAGGTCAAAGTCGCTGCTTTCGATATCCTTCAAAAGTTCCGCCAGCAGGGAATCATCCCATGCGCCGGTAATCTTGTTGAGCGCAATATTGAGTGCTTTTTCCCGAACCTTATCCACATCCACCACGGCGCAGGGCACTTCCGTGTATCCAAGATCCATCGCAACGGTCAGGCGCTGATGCCCGCCGATAATCGTCATGTCCGCATTCACTACCAGCGGATCGGCAAAGCCGAACTCTTCTATGGAATTCTTGATTTTTTCGTACTCCTTATCCCCTGGCTTCAGCTTTTTCCGGGGATTGTAGGCGGCCGGCTTGAGTACGCCAACCGGCAGCACTTTTAATTCTGCTGTTTTCATTTCTGCCTCCCATGTATGATTGGTTTACACACGCATGACCTCGGAAAACGGGACAAAAAAGGAGCCGAACAAAAAGCCCGACTCCCACGTATCTTCATCCTTTTCATCCCCGGTGATTTCCGACAAAGGCTTTTTCGTAATCAGATACCACTGTGGCTCTTTTCCTCCCATGGATGCCAGCACCTTATCCTCCGCCTCGTCAATCGCATGTACACAAATACCTCCCGCATTGCACACGGGAAACACCCCGATGATCTTCAATGCTTCACTCATCTTCAGACACTCTCCTCCCATACCGGTACTCAAAATAACACTCCCGGCAGCAGAATCGCCTCTTCCGCCGCGCCGCCTTCGCCACCGGGAATTTTTTTCCACAGTTTTCACAGGTTATCTCCCCGCCGCTTTCATCCCGTCGCTTCTCCCTATTCCACCATTTGTCACGGCAGGCATTGGAACAGAATTTCTTCCACCGCCCGCGCTGGGGCTGCTCCAGCACACTGCCGCATACAGGGCATCTCATGCCGGCCGGCTCCCTTTTACGATATCTGAGCCATTCCTCCTCTTCCTCTGAAAACCCAAGCCCGCAAATGCCGGAAGTGGGAAGACCCAGCTGAAGGCAGTACACAAGGGCCTGCCCCACAGGAATACCCGTCTGCTCCGCTATTTCACGGCACTCCAGCCCCGCCAGACGGAGACGCCGCACTTTTTCCCGTTCGGCGTCATATGCGCTCCCCTCCAACACACATTCCAATGGGATGCCTGTTTCTCTTTGTTCAGCCAATACTGCCACCCGCCTTTCCCTTCAGACATTTTCTGTTTACACACATTTGGTTTTCTTTCCCTTTGCCCTGCCCTTATTAGCGCAGGCGTGGCTGCAGTATTTCCGCGGATTCCCATATTCGCGGCTGGCCGTAAACTGCCTCCCGCATTCCGGGCAGACGGCGGTCCGTGCGGACTTCCAGTTCTCCGGCTTCGGGTGGCTCCACCTCCATGCGTCCCGGCACTTCGCGGAACAGAACTTCCTTGGCCTGCCGACCGGGTTGCGTTCCACCGCTTTTCCGCAGTTCGGGCAGAAGCCCATCGCCACGCTGTCTATATACTCCTGTTCCTCCCCTTCTTCCATTGGTACAGCCCCCTTTCTTTCTCCGCGGCCTCATGTTGCGCCGAAACGCCCCCGTTTTTCACAAAAAAGGTTAAAAAACAGGCAAAAAACGGGTCGGTCCCTCTGCGCCCCAAAACAGATTTTTATTTTTGCGGGTTCTTGTTTCCTAATACGGATTTCATTTTGAATAAAAATATCCGGAACAAACAAAAACGCATGGAAAATCAACGGTTTTCACCGATTTTTCCACACGCTTTGGTTCATCCCGAATCTAATATTTCCGGGGAACCGGCTGTCCTGCCGCGCCTCTTATCCTCATATCTCATTTTGCGCCGAAACTGCCAGACCCCCGGCCTATCAAATTCGCGGATTTTTACGTTTGAGGGGGCGGCGGTCTCCGCGGCACTTCACCACAGAGAAGTGAACCCGGCCCCCGGCGGGCCCTTTCCGCCATAATGTACACAAACAAAACCGCAAAAATCTGTGTAGATTATGGGATCGGATTTGCTGGATATATTCCGATTTCAGAGGTAACATGACCATACTTCAAAGAAAGGAGGCATGAACCTTTGAACGACAAACAGAAAAGGAACCGCCGCAGGAAAGTCTATCTCACTTACCAGGGGAACATCCCTTCCCCACAGATCCGTCTGGAAGGGAAGTGGCTGGAGCAGCTCGGCTTCACGACCGGCTGCTTCGTGTCCATCCAGTGTGAGGAGGGACGGCTGGTGATTGAGAAAGACACCACTCAGTAGGTGTAGGTCGGATTGCTATCCTCCGCCCGTGTCTTTTTATCATGGCACTGCTTACATAAACTTCTCCAGTTGCTCCGGTCCCAGAACAGCCTTTGGTCGCCTCGGTGTGGGGTGATGTGGTCAACCACTGTCGCCTTCACATACCGCGGCGGCTGTTTCTTCATGCACAGCACACACAGCGGATGCGCCTGCAGGTATTCCCGGCTGGCTTTCTGCCACTTCCTTCCGTACCCGCGCTTTGCAGCTGACCGCACTTCTTCCGGGTGCAGCGCCTTGTGTTTCTCACAGTATTTCTGCCCGTAAGGGACAAGAGCAGCACAGCCGGGATGTCTGCACGGTGTGTTCGGTCTGTATGGCATATGCTCCGCCTCCCATCTTAAAAAAATTTTCTCGTTGCTATTTAGGCATGATTTGAGTACAATAGTAATGAGATGTACGCTCGCCAGTCATTACGTCTGGAATATCTTGAACGTACATGTTTATCTTCCGCAAGCGACGGGGTGCTGCAAAGCGTAGAATATCGCTTACGTGTACTCAAAAAAAATTTTTCAAAGCAGTTGCTATTTCGGCGCATTTTGAGTATAATAATAGTGAGCCAAGAGCTCGATGCGCTTTACAGTGTGCGGTTCAAACACTGTTTATGCAAAAATGTTTCGCAATGTACGGCACTGAAACATTGCTTATACAAGTACGCTTCACAATGTGCGGCACTGAAACATTGTTTAACAGCCTCCGGTTTAGGCCGGAGGCTTACTTTTAGCAAAAGAAACAGCAGGAGTCACAACATGATTGAACGGGGATTATATTATGCCACTACTTCTTTTCAGAAAATGATACAGTCCGTAGGCGGCACATGGAATGATACAAAGCACAGGCCGATTGTATGCCTGATAAAATCAAGTGAACATGACCAGCTTTATTGGGCAATCCCAATGGGAAAACTAAACCACCGTGATGCCCAACAGCAAAAAAGGCTAAACTTTTATCTAAACCTTCCCGAACGAGATATTCGTTCCTGCTATTACCACATTGGTCGAACCACGACAAAATCTATATTTTTCATCAGTGACGCAATCCCCATTACTGATAAATACATAGACGGAGTTCATGTGGGTGCAGACAAACAGCACTATATTATTAAAAATCCAAAGTTGGTTGCTGAACTTGAAAGAAAGCTACTCCGTATTTTGTCCGTGGAGAACTCCAAAAATAATAGTTTCCGTCAACATATCACAGATGTAAAAAACTATCTGCTATCTGAATTGAATTCTACCAGCACCTCAGAATAATCTGAGGTGCTTTTTTATTCCTCCCACGGAAGTCCGGGTCTGCCGAAGTGTCCGTAAGAAGATACCAGGTTGTAGTCCACATCCAAGAGATGCAATCTGCTGATAATCCCCCTCGGCGTCAGATCGTAGCTGTCCCCCACATAAGCCTGAATGAAATCCAGCGGCTGGAACTCTGTGCCGAAGCAGTCCACGTTGACGGACACAGGCTCCGTCATGCCAATCGCATAGGCAAGCTGTACCTCGCATTTCTCCGCATAGCCGGCCTGCACAATATCACGGGCGATCTTCCGTGCCATGTATGCGGCGCTGCGGTCAACCTTGCTGGGGTCTTTCCCGGACAGGGCTCCTCCCCCAATCCTGCCGATGCCGCCGTAGGTGTCACACGCCAGCTTACGGCCAGTCACGCCACAGTCTGCAAAGCTGCCGCCCACCACAAAGCGCCCGGTCGGATTGACCAGCTTTACAAAATCACCGTTCAACCCATACTCACAAGCGGCAAGCACCATCATGCCCTCGATGATGTGCCGGAAGTCGTTCACTTCCACATCCGGGCTGTGCTGCACGGAGCAAAGGAAAGTAGTGATCCTGCCGGACTGGTAATCAAAGCTGACCTGCGCCTTCGCGTCCACACGGAACATCTTTGACGGATGGTTCTTTAAGAGCCGCAGAAACTTGGTAGCAACCACAAAAGGAATCGGCAGAAGCTCCGGAGTTTCATTAGTGGCGTACCCGAACATGATCCCCTGGTCTCCCGCGCCTCCTTTATCCACACCGAGTGCAATATCCGGAGACTGCTCTTTTACCAGAATACCGATATCAAGGTGCTGTTCCATGCCGTACCCCAGTTTCCCGTATCCGATCCGTTCCAGCACCTCATCCACCAGTTTGCGGTAATTCGGCTGATGCTTACTGGTCAGTTCTCCAGCGATAATCAGATGGCTGTCCTTCAAAAGACACTCAATCGCCACACGGCTGTTTTTGTCATGCTCTAGGCAGTCGGTCACAATGGCATCCGCGATCTGGTCGCAGATTTTATCCGGATGTCCAGCCGACACCTGCTCACAGGTATAAATCTTACTCATTTTATTTTTCCTCCACTTCCCATTCGAAAACCACAACGGAAATCAGATCCCCATCCACAACCACCGTATTCATTGCCGCTACAGTAGCGCCTGGATGCGCTTCAATCCATTTGTTCATTTTAACTGCGATGCCATCACCACGCATATCAGCCTCTTGAATAGATGTGTACTCCTTAAATTCCACTACCACAGTCATATCAAAAATCTCCTCTCATTTTCTCTATGCATCAAAACAGGCACCCTTTGCCCTTGCCCACAATTCTGGCCAGTGCAATGGATGCCCACAATGAGTCATATTAACGATCCATACATATCAAACACACTCCGAAAACGTGTTGCCGAATCCGTTGCCGAATAATCAGCCTCTTTTTCCGTTCTTTCCGTCGCCTCAAACCGTGTTTTCCATTGAAAATACGCTGTTTTTTTGCTGTTGCCAGATTTATATTTTTCTTTTTGTTGCTAATGTTGCTGATAAAATATAAATCGTTCACGTGAAAATAAATAAAAAAAGCTAACCATAGCAACAGCAACATCAGCAACGCTCAAGCATTCTAAAAGAGGGCTTCCTAAAAAAGCACGTTTTTCCGCACTTTCCATCCGATAAACCGGTCAAATTTCGTTGCGGGAAGTTGCCACATGGTTGCCGATGCAAAATCCATTGTCGCTGATGTTGCCGAAGATAATGTTCAATGCTGTAAAATGCAAAATGACGCATACACTGAATCTATCGGCAACACCGGCGACATTTCTGTGTTAATCGACTGGCACCAAATCAGGCGCAATGTCTTCATCTGGTAAGAACTCCACATCCAATACCATCGGTGTCGCACATCCACTTCCATCTGCTGGACGCTTCTTTACGATAGCATACTTCCTACTGATAGCCGGTTTGAAATTCTTCATACTCTCTGGACGGTACCCATTTTCCGTACACCAATCCTTGTATCGGTTATACATGGCAGAAGTACGCAGTTCCTTTCCAGGAGCGTCCGCTATACAGGACATGAAAAACTGAGCCATCCGGTCAGACTCCTTGTGATAGGCATTAGTTGCCTCCAGCACCGACTCCGGCATATCCAGTCCCTCGCTCTCAAAGAGACTGTATCCATCCAGCAGCCAGTTAAAAATACCTGACATGTTATCCGGTTCAGCGAAGAACGCTTTCAAGCCCTTATCCTGCTCTTCCTCCTCGAAATGACGGTTAAACGGGATGATCTTAATCCGCCCGGAATCAAACAAAGTCAGATCTGTGATATTCGGCAGATGGTTTGTGTTAATGAAAATTTTGAAATTAGGCCGGAACTCAAAGCTATTCTCATGCAGGAACCGGGCTGTGATGGAATCATTACCCGTCAGCCGCTTGGTAAACGCGGCATCCATTGTGAGCTTCTTTTCCGGCTCCGAAATATTAACGAATCGGGAACCCGCCAAGCGTGCCACTTCCTCTGTCGGTCCATTGCTCTGTGCATTAAACTTCATGGCAAGAAGTGCCGGATCTGCATTGCGTCCATAGTCTCCCATAATCCGCAAAAAGGTTTCCATCATTGTACCTTTTCCATTTCTGGACGTTGCTCCGTATAGAATAAACAGACATTCCATCCGTGTGTCGCCGGAAAGGGCATACCCCAGTGCTTTCCGAATGTATCTGATACGTGCTTCATCCCCCTGCATAACTTCCTCCATGAATTGTGTCCATCGCGGACATTGCGCCTCCGGGTCATAAGTAATCGGAGAAATTTTAGTCAGATAATCCTCTGCCCTGTGCTCCCTGAATTCCAGTGTTCTTAAATTTAAAGTCCCATTGGTAAGGTTGAACAGATAGATATCCCGGTCAAAGAAAGACATTGCCAAAGGATACACCGACCTTGCATCCTTCAGCATCGTTTCCCTGTGCTTTCTCAGCTGCAGCTTACGCACACGGTCAATAAACCGCTTTCTGCTATCTTCCTCCTTGATTTTGATGGAATAATTCAAAAGGCGGTCAGCAAGAAGTTTTGCCAGCTCCGCCACCTTTAAACCTCCCGTGTCCGCCCTCCAGACAGTACCATCATACACATACCAGATACCCCTGTCCCGGTTATACCGCGCTACCCCCTTAAAATAATCGGCAAACATATTTCCAACACCGATCTCATCCCTGCCATAGCGGGGATTGGTCTGTGGCTGCATCTCATCCAGTGTCAGCTTGATCTGAGATAAGTCCGGATTGTAATCTACGTCCTCTCCATCAAGATTTTGGAACTCATCCCCGGCATCAGTGATATCCTGCGGATCAACCGGGAGGTAAACAGTCTTGCAGGTGGACACGGCATTTCGGATAGAAATTGCTCCATAAGTCGTACCCGCCTGTTTCCTGTCCCACTTTGGACGCATCATGCCTGATGAACGGAAGATTCGGTCGATCTGCTCCTCGTCACACCCGCACCAAAAAGCAAGCATAGAAATAAAACCCATGTCGGCGTCTGACTGGTTGTCAAAATATTTCTGCCAGTTGCCTTCATAGTAATCCATGAAGCGTTCACCATTCTCCGCTCTGGCAGCGTGCTCCAGTACCTCATCATCAGACAGATATGAGCATGGCTCAATATGTGTGTTTACCACCTGGCTCTTGCGTTTCATTAAAGTATCCAGCAGCGTTTGGAGAGCCGCCATATCTGTCGGCACAATACCCTCCCGGTAGCAATTTCCAGTAACCGTCACAAAGCGGTTCGTTGCCCCGGCAAGATACACCTCCAATCCAAGAGTCCGGTTATTGATGTAGTAAACGGTCTTGTCAAAATTAAAATCTGCATCCACATGAAAGAATCCCCGCAGGCCAGAGCCGGACGGGGACCTCTCAACATATGCATCTTTGAAAATTCCCAATACGGAAGCTGCCACATCATTCAGCGAGCCATCCTCACGAATACAGTGGTCAATATCGAAAGCTCCGATCCCGTTATCTACACGGATACCGATGCCATCATATCCGCCCATTGCATAGGTCTTAATGGCTGTGTTAAAATCAGAAAATGTCGCGGCATGATTGCTTTGCGCCTTCTGTCCAGTCAAAGGATTATATGGTATCTTGGTCAGCCTGGATGATTTGCCCTTTCCTTTTTCCATCTTCCAAACGCAAAAACGGCAGGATGTTTTTAGACCCGCCGGAATGTTCACAAAATTAACTGTACCCACAAATTTCACGCTCCTTCACATATGGTACGGAAATGCGAAGCGTCGGAAGCATGGCGCGACGTCAAGCCAAGCTGCATTTCCACGGCTTTCTCGATCTCACATATCTTAGACGCACTGACCGTACCCACATAATTCTTGAGGGCTCCTTTCCCAATAGTCGTCAGCTGCTCCGCCAGCACCATTGAAGGCTCAAGGTTTGCGCAGTCAGCATCAGACAGGGAAACATGCGTCGGCAGATGTCTCTTTTTCATCTTGGAGGTCAGCGGGATAACCGATAGTATATCTGAGTATAAATTGCCGATATCGTTGCTCATAATAAAAGCCGGCCGGCACCCTTCCTGGACGCTTGTCCCCGGATGCTCTCCCAGCTCTGCGAACCAAATTTCCCCTCGATGCGGAGTAACACCAACATGCTCTTCCTGACCAGCTGCCGTTCCCTGAATGACAGGACTTTTATGTACCTGCTCCGGCTTTTTTGCTATCAATCGTTTGGGATTCGTCCGCATCTTTCTCGAATATGCGGACCTCTTCCGCTTGTTCTTCCTGCCCACAACTCTCACCTCCATGTATTACTGCAAAAGAAAAAGCCAGAGTCCGCCAGCATCCCATCGGATGCTGTGCAACTCCAGCTATGTAAGAAGGGCTCTTCTGCCCTCCGCCTCTTGGCATTATAAAATATACACCCGTTTCCACTCAAAAAAACAGTAGGAAAAGTACCATCTTATCAATCGAAAGTAACAGGTTATGGCGATGAAGTACCTGATTTTTATAATATTATCTGCCCCATTAACTCGTCTGCTTTGATTGCATACGCATATGCCTCTGGACTAGCTTTCCTTAAATATTTCAATGATGTCATGTCTGGTCTAGTAAAACGTTTCGTAAGGTATGGGGTAAAGTCATATACTTGTTCAAACTTCGCATCATTCATGACACATGCGACAAAATACATGACTTTTGCAGCTCTTACTGCAGCAACTTCCGGACTATAATTTTCAGCATAAATGTGCGACCTCAAATCCCTAATCCCCTTTACATACAAAGGATATTCCTCCGAATTGACCTTTCCCCGCGATGCAATACAAAGTGCGGCATAATATGTATCAGCAAGAGCATCTTGGGGCTGGATGCTACTGCCCCTGTAACTGATCTCCGACGCAGCAACTTTATAGTATGTATCGGAGACTGCTTCTAAATCAGAGAACGCCTCCAGCAGCGAACACACATCGTACATCTGCTTCATTACCTCCATATCTTTACCAGCATTCAGCGGTATCCCAGTAGTATGTGGCGCAAATGCCGTCAGCTTATCTCCAAGTATACAGTCTACACTTGGTACCTTCACTTTCAGATATTCTGGAGCAGTTAGGAGCAGTTCATTCCGTATTTCACGTTCTTCCAGCGATGCATAATTATTGTTTTCAAACAAAACATCTAGTAAAATATAAAACGGTTTTCCATTTATCGGGGAATCATAGGTGAACTTAAAATGACGCTTTTCAATTTTATTTTTGCCAACCCTGCTCTGTTCCTCTACACTAACAAATGGAAATATTTCTGAGGCTTTTGCAATATAATTATCAACATCCGTTCCTGGTTCTACTATGATATCAATGTCCGTAGACAATCTCTGTGGATGCTCCAAAAGCAGCATAAGGCAGGTTCCGCCCTTAAAAATGAATGGCATCCCTACCCTTGTAACTGCTTCAAGAAGCCCAAACGCATATACTGCCCTTTCCAGCAAAGACGGGTCCCGTTTACTGTCATTCTGTAATCTTCGGATGTGTTTTTCTGAAAAATTCTCCTGTAGTAACATAGTCAATTCTCCGTCCTTAAAACAATGTCTGTATTATCCTGAATCAAACTACGGATATTACTCTCTGCACCTCTGCGTTTCGCATACCGGAACATACAGCTCTCATCGATTGCATACCGTTCAAAGGCATTCATATAAATACCTGGGTATTCGGATTGGCTTACTGTATCCAAAATGAGTTTGTCAGCCATGATATCGACCAGCATTTTTTCTATGCGAGTATGCCATTTTACTGTTTTCCCCATTGGAGCTTCACTAACCAACTTTTCCAGTACAATCATTCCATCACGCCAATATTGCTGATACAGAGCTTTCGTAGGGGTAATGAGCACCCTTCCCGGATATCTTTCCTTCAGCGTATCAAATACAAAATTAATAATATCCGCCTCAACAGAAACAAAAATAATATTGTGTGCCAGTTGATGGTTCACGAATTCATTTAGTTGCACAAGTTCAAAAATACTAAAACTCAAAAACGGATGCTTTTCCGCAACCAAATCTGCCACTTCCTTTGCTGTAGTGGAATACCTATGTTCATATACGCTAATCTCTTTCTGCGGAACACAATACATATTTCTTCCAACTCGCATGATTGTTCCGTCCTTTAGGTAGGCTTGAAGCTTTCTCTTAAAGGCTGCGTTACTTATTTGACCTCCATTCCTGCACATTGCCTGGAATAGGTCTGACCTGCTGAAGGATTCCATTGTTTTAAGGTCATTTATATACATATCCCCCACCGCTGTTCACCTCCATTTCGTGATCTTTTCGGCAATATTGTATTGGTATTGCCGATTTGCTACTTTATTATATCCCAGGCGATTAAAAAAATCAAGCATTTCGGCAATAATATCTTTCGATTGCCGAAATGCTCATTTATATTGATAGGTCATTCAAACAGGCTTCTTGCCTTCCATTCCATGTATTCGTCCACTACAGCCGCGAACTGAAGCAATGACGTTTTGCGGTATCGGCTGACCGTCATCCTCGAAACACAGTATTTCTGTATCACTTCCTGCCATGACAGTCTTTCTATAAATAGGCTTTCTGCCACCTGCCGGACATCACTGTCCAATTGCTGAAGGCTATATTCAAACAAATATAGTCTTTCTTTATTTGCAAGATATACATCTAACTTGTTCGCATCACAAGGGGCAAGATCCGGCATTACAAATGTGTCCGCCGAAAGACAGTCCAATGCTTCAAACGCTGTTGTTTGAATCTTCCCTTTTTGAATAAGGGAAGGGTATCGAGCTTCAAACTCGTCGCAATAATCACGCATTTCTACATACCTATGTGCAGCATTCACAGCATATTCGGTTCCTTCTTTGCTGTTTTGGAGTATTCTTTTCTTTTTTCTCCCCATTCTGCTATTTCTCCTTTTCCGCAATATATGTGACTGACATAATTTCTTCCGCAATGGCTTCTATCGCCTTTTCTCTTGCATCTGATATCTGCTGCGGCTTAAGCCGGTTCCCATACTCATCTTTTACCTTACTCCATGGACGATGCTCTATGTAAAGGCAACGAAATACTGCCTTTGTTCGGTCATCCATCCTCTCATTCATAGCAACCTCAACAATTCCAATCTCACGGTTCATCTGGTCAAGCTTTGCCTGCTGTTTTCGGGCTTCTTCCCGAATGCGCTGTCTTTCCTTCCAGACAAATCCGTTATCCAAAAGGATTGCAATCCTCTCCGGCTGGTTGGAAATATTACTGGTCTGCACCCGTTCCGTATCATAGCTGACCGCGCCGCCAATCAAATCCTGGATCGCCATATCCTCTGTGTATTCAAAATTGCCGGCCATCAAATCCCTTAACTGGTCTCTTTCCTTTACTGTTTCCGAATACCGTCCGGTCAGAAGGAGGGCTTCCTGCAGGAAACGCTCCTCAATCTCATATTTTTCTTTCTTAGGTCGTCCCATTGTCCAATCCTCCCTCTGGCCGAACCGTATATTTCTTATCTTCCAAGCCTCGCTTTTACCGCTGCGATCAGCTTCTCCTGTGTTACATCCTTCTGTTCCAGCGCCGCCATAACATCCTCATCTACCGTCCCTTTCGTGATGATATGATGAATGGTAACCACCTCAGTCTGTCCCTGCCGCCATAATCTGGCGTTGGTCTGCTGATACAGTTCCAAACTCCACGTTAAGCCAAACCAGATCAGGATATGTCCGCCCTGCTGGATGTTCAGACCATGCCCGGCACTTGCCGGGTGGATGAGGGCAACCGGAATGTGTCCGGCATTCCAGTCCCTGATATCTTCACTGGTCTTAATGTCTCTGGGCCGGAATCCTAATTTTACCAGATGCTCTTCGATCCGTTTCTTATCATGTTTAAACCAGTATGCGATCAGGACGCTTTGCCCGTTGGCCGCTTCGATCAGGTCTTCCAACGCTTCCAACTTGTGCCTGTGGATTTCACGGGCTGCGCCGTTTTCATCGTATACGGCCCCGTTCGCCATCTGCAGAAGTTTCCCGGAAAGAGCCGCCGCATTGGCGGCATCAATATCCCCGTCCTCCAGCGGGATCAGCAGGTCTTTTGCCAACATATCATAGAGTTTCTTTTCCTGCGTCCCCATCTCTACCTCGTGGGAAGCCATGACACACTCCGGCATATTGAGATAATCCAACGCTTTCATCGAAATTGTGATATCTGAAATCCTTTCGTATATCTGTTCCTCTGCTCCTGGACGCGGTACATACTGGAACACAACACCGGTCTGTGGGTTCATGCTGCCCGGCTTGAAGTATGCTTCCCTGTATCTGCCAATGAAACGTCCCAGACGTTCCCCGCCATCCAAAATACCAATCTCCGCCCACAGATCCATGAGCCCATTGGAAGTCGGTGTGCCGGTTAATCCTACGAACCTCTTTACAAACGGACGGATCTTGCGTAAGAAACGGAACCTCTGGCTCTGGTGGTTTTTGAAGGAGGAAAGCTCATCGATCACCACCATGTCAAAATCCCATCGCAGCCCATTTTTCTCGTAATACTCCACCAGCCACTTAATGGTCTCCCGATTGATGACATACACCAGGGACGGGTGGTTCAGTGCCCCGATCCGTGTTTTCTGGTCGCCCACGATGACGGAGATGGATAGGAATTTCAGGTGTTCCCATTTCTCGACTTCTGCCGGCCATGTGTCCCGTGCTACCCGGAGTGGGGCCACTACCAGCACCTTGCTCACGTCAAAAGTATCCAGCATCAGGTCATTGACAGCCGTCAGAGTGATCGCTGTCTTACCTAATCCCATCGTCAGGAATAGGGCCGCGATTGAATGAGTTTTCACATATTGAATGCAATAATCCTGATAATCATGCGGTATGAACTTCATCGGACATTACCTCCTTTCCCGGGGAGCGTTATATTCTCAAGTTCAGGTATTATCGCGCCCACACCTGTGGGAACCGGCTCTCCTGGCGCCCACTGTTGAAGAGCCGCAATAACTGGCTGTATCTGCTCCAGCCTGTCCACACAGAGAACCGGAAAACCAAGTTCCTGCAGCTGTTCCCGCCGTTTTCTCTGCTGGGGCCGCATCTGCTTGCCGGGGGCCTTCAGCTCTACAAAGGCGCATTTGCCGCCCAGGAGCAGCACCAGTCTGTCCGGCACACCATTCATTGTCTGACTGGTAAACTTTAAAGCCTCGCCCCCGACCTCTTTGATCGCATCCACAAACGCCTTTTCCACTTCGCTTTCCCGCATACACGTCTCCCTCCTCTGATGCCCTCCAAACTCTCGCTTTTGGCCGTCTGGAGGGAGGCTTTTTCTTTTTCTGCGCTCTTCACGCATGATATTCCCTATGGCTGTGTCAGCGGTCGGGTCACGATGGGACCGCCTGCCCGGATAAACCGGCGTACTTTCCGCTGAATGTGCCGCCCATCGGAACTCATAAGCTCCCATCATCCGTTCAACTCCCTCCACTGCGTAGCTGGCATGGTCGCCACCTGCCATCCGATGCCTTCCAAAGCAGTTGCCCGGTCGTAGCTTTCTACATCCTGGCTGGTTCTTGTGATGGCATTGGACAATCCGTACTGACTGAGGTCGCCTCCGGAAATCAGATAGTTCAGAATGCTGTCCTGCTCATTCTGATTCAAGTCATAGGTTTTGCCCGTCAGTTCCACCACTTCCGGCACCTTGCCGGTGATCGGCACACCGGCCGCTGTTTTTAACCGTCCGACAACCTGCGCAAATCTGCTTTCCTCAATCGCCGCTGTGGTCACATCCCTAAGCTTCAGAAGAAACGCTTTGTCTTCCGCCTCAATCGTTTCATCCGAATAGATGCTGAAGCTATCCTCCAGCGCCTTTGCCGCCCGTCCTACATGGTTCCTCCTCTCGCCCATGTCATTGACCACCATCCCGTTTGTACACACAAGGCGATAAACCAGCGGCTGTACGGAAACGGAGCCAAGTCCAACCTCCGAGTTGGAGATCACCACGCCTGCCTGTACATAATCCCCCGGAACGACGGCCATCTCCAGACGATGATTGACAATCTTCAAATACAGCCGGTTCTCCGTTACCTCGCAGGAAACAAGCTCATACTGCTCCTGTCCGGCAAACAGCGGAAGAACCGCAACCGCAATCTCCATATTGTCGATACGGCGGTAACGCTCAGACAGCAACGCCCTCGCTACTGGTCCATTGCCGTAATCCATAGAACGGATCATATAGCTGTTGCTGCGGTCAGCAAACCAGGCATTCACATTCTGTGCCAACAGTTCCGGCTTTAGTTCCGCCATCATATCGTAGTATTTTGCCGGGATTCCCAGCGCAGAGGCAACCTGTCTGTGGAACAGCTGAGTGGTGTCAAAGACCTCCCTCTCTTTGCTGACTACATGGTTGATCTCAAAGGTGCGGCCGTCATCCCACAGATGGAATGCTTCGGCGGGGCCGATATAATCTTTCTTTGCCGTGTTCTGACGGTTTAGCTCCGCCATGACCTCATTCAAACTTCTGCCTGTCTTCATTGTGTGTCCTCACTTTCTGCCGGCGTATTTTTATTCGCCTTTTATGCGCCGGTCTTTTTATACTGTCCGCAAGGGAAAGGCACCCTCATAATTCCCGGTTGACTTTCTGATAAAGAATCTTCACCGCTTTCTGCATCCTCGCACGGTTCAGCCGGTTTTCATGGAGAAGCAGATTCAGCGCCTCGACCTCCTCTTTAATATTGCAGAGGATCTCACGCTGATGTTCTCCCTGCTTCTCCAGCCGCTTTTCGTAATCAGCGGCCTGTTCTTCGTAATCCGCTACCTCCTGAACATTGTCATTCAGGTACTCTTCGATATACTGCCGTGCTTCTTCGCCGACATATTCTTCTACAGCTTCCAGCACATCCTTCACATCAAACGGCGTGATGAGTTTTCCGTCCTTCAGCTTTAAAACATGTGGCATCCCGTCACCTCAATCCTTAAAGTAGTAGCTGCCCTTGTATCCTGCGGCAGCCAAGGGAAGGTCGCGGCACCATGCCGGATTCTTCGACATCAACGCGCATACTTCCTCAACGGTATATCTGCCAGCCGGTACCTCAATGATCGCCTCATCATGGACATGGCCGATAATCTCAAGTCCAGCCTGCTCCATCCGGAACATCGCCTCCACAAGGATATCCCTTGCTATCGCCTGTGTTGCGTTTTCCACCAGCTTGCCGGAGTATGTCTCTTGACGGCTCCACTTGTTGTTTGCACCAACACCCTCAAAAGTCAGGCTCATGCGCCCGAACCGGTTGGGCTGCAGCTTCGGCTTCAGATACGCCAGCTTTCTTCCACTGGGCAGCACCATCCAAAGGGTGCTGGCATAACACCGGAATTTCAGCCGGCCAACGAGATGCTCCTCATGGGTCTTATAAGTATCAATGGCGGCTTTCTCCACATCCCACCAATACTGCACGATCTTCGGATTAGCACTGCGCCAATCATTGATCAGGTCCGGAAGTTCCGATTCCTTGAGCCCCATGTCAAGTGCTCCCATGCTGATCAGAGCGCCGCTGGAACCGCCATATCCACAGGCCAGTTCGGCTACTTTCCCTTTTTGCCTCAGTTCCCCATTGATGCCATGCTTCACAACCGGAACATGGAACATCTGGCTCGCTGACTCACAGTAAATGTCCTTGCCATTCTGAAACGCCTCTAACCTCCAGTCCTCGCCTGCCTCCCATGCAAGCACCCTCGCTTCTATTGCGGAAAAGTCAGCTACAATAAACTCACAGCCCTCCTTCGGCACAAGCATAGTGCGTATGAGCTGGGACAGGACATCCGGTGTATTTCCATAAAGCATCTCCACTGCCTCAAAACAGCCTGCCTTTACAAGAGACCTTGCCTCATCCAGCGTGGAGATATGGTTCTGGGGCAGATTTTGCAATTGAATTCCTCTGCCAGAAAACCGCCCTGTGCGATTGGCCCCATAAAACTGGAACAGCCCTCTTGCCCTGCCGTCCTGATTGACATACCGTTCCGCCGCCTGATATTTCTTCACGCTGCTCTTGGCCATCTGCAGGCGCAGCTTCAGCATGTCAAGCGCCTCCTGGTCGCAGCCATTCTTGTCCAGTTCTTTAATCATGGCGGCGACATCTTTCTTACCGAGGCTCTCTATGGGAATCCCCTTTTCCTCCAGCCACATCTTTAGCTGGCTGACGCTGTTCGGATTCTCAAGTCCGGTCAGTTCATACGCTTTCTTTGTCATCTCGTCCGAAAGCATCAAGTCACAGGCAATCGCCTGCCGCACCAACTCTGTATCGATCCTGACGCCACGGTCATTGATGCGCTGATCCATACGGTAGTAATCCCACTCGGCATCTGGCATTTGAAACGCCTCCAATCGTTTTCGGATATCACGCTCAGTCCGGACATCCTGCAGGCAGTATTCCTTGAATTTTCTCCAGCCTTCCGGATCATGCTCCGGGAAGTTTCTTGTCCTGCCGCCATTGGATTTGGTCGGTTTACACGGTACGGAAAAATATCGGATCAGGTTTTCTCCAGCCCTGTCTTTCTGTTCACCAGTCTTCAGCACTTTGGCTGCGTCCTTCAATGCCAGTGGCAAGGATAGTGAAGCGGCGTGAACCATGGAGCAGCGCCAGCTGTCAGGGGAAAGCCTCTTTCCCAGCACATGACCGATACAGGTCCGTTCGAACTGTGCGTTCCACGCCGCTTTGATGATATCCGGGTCAGCCATCGCCTCAAGCACTTCCTTCGGAATCGTTTCTCCACAGGCCATGTCCACGATCTGGGGTTCCTCATCATCAAAGGCATAGGCAAAAAGCAGGATTTCAAAATCCGGAGCTTCCACATACCGGTACACACCGCATTTCGGGAGATCCACACTGGAAAATGTCTCAATATCTATGCCTAGAACCTCTGGCTTCTTAGACGATTTATTCTCTGTATTAATCTCACTCATATCGAATCTCCATAACTAAAAGGGAATGCCGGGAGGAGGCTGTTCCCTACCTCCCGGCTCCCGTCATAAGGTTGCTGTATATCTCACGGCTTATTTCAGAAAGTCAGGCATGTCCTCGCTCAGCGCTTCCTCGTCATCATCGCCCATTACCTCGAACTCGGACTCCGCGGACGCCTTGCCAGACAGACGCTCCCCATCTTTCACGAACTGGATATTGGACAGACCTGCTGCCACACCGCGGTTGCCATTAGCGTTGAAAGCGTAGAAATTGACGGACACGTTGCAGTAGCAGCCGGAGTAGACCATCATCGGGTCTGTGATCCGCTGTACACGGCGGTCTACGACCTGGGGCGCGTCCTTGCTGGTGGCGTTCAGGAAATAGCAGTCTTCATAAGTCTCATCATCCGGACGGTCAATGTCGCCATCACGCAGGGGGAGTTTCAGGTTAGGCGGGATCTTGCCGTTCCACTTACGGGTCTTGCCGTCCTCCTTTGCCGCCTCCACCGCTTTCTGGATACGGGAGAGAGTTTTCTTATCGCTTTTCGGAATGACGCAGGAAACGGAATACTTCTCCTCGCTGCCATTGATGCTCTTCGGTTCCCAGATGTTCGCAAAGGAAATGCGGCAGGGAATGATCACTTTAGTCGGGTTCATTGTTGCGTTAGCCATAGTTTTTATCCTCCATAAATTCATTGTTGTAGCTGGATCACTCATCCAGCGCGGTAAACTCATCAGCGGCGGAATTGTTCAAATCCACCGCCGGGCGCGGGTCTGATTCCGGCACCAGCGCCAGCTTGCCGGGCGGCTTTACCACAAATTCACCGAGTATCTGCGCAAACCGCTTCTTGCCCATCATCTTCTCAAACTCCGTGAGCGTGATAAGCTCCTGCTTGTACACATCGGTAAAGCCCTCTTTTGCGGCGGCGTCCACCACCTTTCTGGTATCCGTGAACTGCCGCTTGCTCCGTCCTTCCACCACCTTGTAACCGGACCAGACCACACCGTGGTTGATGGCCTCGTTGGAGGCGTATGCGAACACAGCGGTGATCCAATCAGAAATACGGTTCAGCGTTGGAAGGATCGATTCGATCTCTTGCTGGGAGATCAGTGCCGGAGATTTGAAGGTCGGCGCTGCCGTGTCCGGGCTGTATGGCGCTGTAGCGTCGGTAAGTTCTGCCTCTTCTGTCAGTGGGCCAGCATCCAGGTCAAGGAACTCAGCTCTCGCAAGAGCCAGCGCCTCCTCCGCCCTTGCCCGGCACATAGCCTTCGCCCGGCAGAACCGACACCAATCGCCAGGCTTCTGTTCGCCCTTCCCCTCATACGCCATCTTCGCTATCGGCCGGATACTATCAGCCCAATCAAGAAGCTCCTGTTTCGTACAGGTAAACGTGCTGATGTTCTCAAGCCTCGGCTGGATGATCGTCATGGAAACGCTCTGGATATCAAACAGATAGTCATAGGCGTTCAGGGCGCCCAGCGCATACAGCATCATCTGCGTGTTGTGGTCGGCATCCACGAACACGCCGCTTCCTGTCTTGAAATCACAGACATGCAGAATGCCGGGAGCCAGGATCACCATATCACCGGTACCGAAACCGGAAGGAGCGATATGGCTGTAATCCAGCTTTTCCTCCACCAGTGCCAATACGGAAAGCCCCTGCGCCTTCATCCCTTCAATCGTGGAGATCACGAATTCGGCGTAGATGTCGGTCAGGCTCTCAATCTCCTCTGTCAGATACTCGGACTGTGGACGCTGCATGCGCCGGTGAAGATACTTCTTTACTTTGTACTCACACAATTCATGCGCCCATGTTCCTTCCTCCGCATAGGTGGAAGTCTCATTCGGAAAGTTCTCCTCCAGCCTTGCGGATGGCGGGCAGTTCAGCCACCGTTTTGAGCTGCTGGCGGAGAGTAATGCGTGCGCTCCCATAGGCCACCGCCATTAGAGCTGGGCGAGGTCGTTTAAGAACGCCTCCCGCTTGTCCTCCGGAAGCTCGCTGACGGCGGCGCAGCCATAAGATGTCAGCAACGCCTTGATCTTCGGGCTGTTCTTCCGGTTGGTGGTGATCTTCTGCGCCGCTACTTTCAGAATGTCATCCGTTGTAATTACGGGCTGCGCATCCTTGGTCTCTGCAGCTTCCGGCTTGCTCTCCCAAGGCGGAGTGTCTGCAGAAGAGCGTTCCTCTCCGGGAATCTCCTTCGGAATCCCCAGCGGTACTGCGGCGCCAAGAAGTTCCGCCTGCTCCGCCATTGCCTCAAAGACCATCGCATAACCTTTGAATACCATGTTCAAACCACCGGCCAGCTTCGCCTGGTCAATATTCCCCGTGGTGATGTTCGCGGCTGGCGAAACCACTGTATTTTTCTTTGCCATACCTTATCCCTCGCTTTCTTCTGTGGACGCTGTGTCCGCAGAAACCATTTCCTCATCCGCTGCGTTCTGCCCCTCCTGAGCAACCACCTCACAGATTCCCAGTCTTTCCATGATCTCCGTTTCTGCCGCCAGCACCTTGCGGACGGTATCCATGTTTACACCGGTCCGCCCGGATACCTGTTCCGTCAGCTCGTCCATATCAACTACAACAGAATCGTCACTACAATCACAGCATCCGTTGTGATAGAAATTCTCGGACTCCATATGCTCATCAAAGTGAAGATGCAGGTTCTTGATATTCAGCACAATCCCCGGTACGGACGAGGATGCATCCTTTCCACCGCAGTATGACATCTTTCCGCGGCAGTTCTTTTGACTGAATGAATCCTTCTTGCGGATTCGCTTATCCAGTTTCTTCTTTGCCATTTCATTTGCCCTCCTTCGGCTCATCATTCTTCATTGCCGCCAGCTGCGACTTGGCTGTCGCCGGTTCTTTCGACATAGCACGATACGGGGAGCAGACTAAAATCGTAGTAATTGCGTTGCCCATACAGTTGTTCTCCTTTCTGCGCCGCAGCATTTGGGACTCTGGATTTCTCATTGGACAGTTAAAAAGGTCCTGCATGGAGTCATCCACACAAGACCTGTGATCGCCTGATGGCAGAAAGGTAGCGTGGCACACCCCTACAAACCTTCCTACTCTGCCAGTGGTTCATTTTCCAACCACCAGCAAAGCCGGAACTGTCCATATGAGATATCCGTTGCCCTTAATGCATATCAGGCACGATATTGACTTTTATTACCAATGAAGATATCCTAGCGATTAAGCAAAACTACATGTTCATTCCTCATTGGCTGGTTATAGAATAGCAGAAAATCTCTTTCTTTTCGCCAGCCAATTAGGGGGAATTCCCATAGTTCTATCTACCAATTGGTAGAATTTTTCTTCACCTTGTAAAAAACAATACCGTACAGTCTTATATTGCTGTACGGTATTAGGCCGGCATAACACCAGCGGAATCCAACCTCATGAGTTTCGCCATTCGAATAAGTTGTGCTTTGTCGTTAACATTTAAATTTATAAAAATTTTTTCCAGTTCACTGAGCTCTTTTTCTGTCTCTATGTTTTTCTTAAAACGCTCTGGGGCCAGTTTGTCTGGTGTAGTATGTAATGCTTCTGCAAATCGGTATAGAACACTAATTCCCATTTCACGCTCACCAAGCTCATACCTGGAGATGGCGTTGCTGGACATATCCATCTTTTCTGCCAGCTTCCCTTGTGAAAGCCCAGCGGCTTCTCTTGCTTTGCGGATCTGCTTACCAGTTTCATATACATCTGGGGAAACTATTTTTTCTTTCGGCAACGCCATCACCTCCCTCCGCATTTCAATATCTATATTCATTTTACGACTATCTGTAGCGTTTGTCAGTTTATCGACAGGATACCCAACCTATCCATATTGTCATATTATGCCGAATAGCCACGAAAGACGCACAGCAAAATACATTTCATGAGTGTAATAGTCTAATTTTTTCGTGTTCCAAAATACTTCCGTATACTACCTGACATGCCAAAAAAGCCCTTAATATTCGAATCAAAATCATCAGAATGCCTATCGCGTATTTTTTTCACATGTCAAATTGGTTCAAATTCTAATATTATTTCTGAATTTATATCTACATTTGATTCATCTTCGTGCTTAATTTCCCTCTGTAGATCATCGGCGCATCAGTAAAAGAACTCATCACCAAAGTTTTTCCTGTTCCTCTCTTGCCCATATTTGTAATCCTATTTTACATCTTTATAGCCCCATTTTCCTTTACGGTGAAATACATCTGCTCTTTCAAATCGCAAGTACATTTTCTTCAAGACTTGAAATAAATAATTGCAGTTACTGAAAGTTCATTTTATAATGATTAAAAGGAGGTTGCCTTATGGAAGAAAAATCAGCTAAACATGAACAAATTCAAGCCATCAAACACCGACTGAATAGATATCTGACAAAAGCCGGGTTTAGCATTAATCAGCTCACTGAAGCAATCAATAGATCCGATGAGCCACTGAAAATCAATTACAATACAGTTAAAAATGCCCTCAATTATAATACAGATGCCCTTGATATCACTGTGGCCATTTCCATCTGTCGTTATCTCCGCTGCGATACCGCTTTTGTTTTTTCACCTCCCGGCACGCCAGAACCTGATTTTGAAGGCTCTTACACAGGTAATGGAAAGTTCATTCCTCTTGATGATCCAAAATACTTTGGAAAATACAATGGGTACTTTTACTCACCCAATCACCGAAGTGCGGAACTAATCTATTTTGAACTACAAATATCTTCTGAAAACAATCGTGTCTCCGCAAAAATGATCTATCACGGCCGCCCTGTGTCTGTTCACGGCAATGTTATGGAAGAAACTCGAATCCTGTACGGTGTCCCCTATTTATGCACACGTCATTCTAACATTTATATCATCTTGACAAATGATTATGGCGACTTCTACTTTATTTACTATAACAGGCAGGAATTCAGATCCCACAGTCTATACTTTAGAAGAGGGCTGATTGCCACGGCCTCCTCCTTACGGGATCATCCTGTGATGTATATGAGCTTTGTATTGTTCGCACGGCCTGTACCGAAAGAAAAACAACGATATATTCCTGGTCTGCTTGCAGACGTATCTTCTAATTTTTATATTTCAAAAGATACAGTGGATCAGTTAAGGGTAAAAGAACCTATCCTTGTTCCCCTATTTGACCAATTTGGATACATACTCGAACATAATAAAGACACCGTCTATTCCATCAACGAAACCCAAATTCTATCTTCTCCAAACAAAACCATGTCCGAAGAAGATATCATAAAAGCCCTGCTGATATTAAAAGAGCATTCTTTAGCTTCCAAACGAACAGTATATGAAGATATAGAATCTTTTTCTATTTTCACGAAAAACTTTCTGCAGCAGCCATAAACCTCCCCCAGCCGTTTTCGATTTCAAAGAGCCAACGCAAAAAGCCCGGCAAAACGCTAGTAAATAACGTTCTGTCGGGCATATATCATGTTCCGTAGACTCTCCTGATTATAGAGGTCTGACAGACACACGCAGAAACCTTATGCCGATCCAAGTGACCTTATCACGATCATACTAATTCCTGCCGCATACCTACTCAAACGGACATCATATACTTTCAGTTATTTACTAAAACGTTTTGCCGGGCTCCTACTGATCCTTGTCAGTTCCAACTCCTCGCAAACTCTTGACAACCGGTGCTAACCATAAGGATCACTCGTCACAATTCGCCGCCATCGCACCGTTATCCCCTGAACAGAGCGTCTTTCTTTACTCCGATGCCTTCTTTCATGCATCCCGCCAGAGCAGCGCCGTTGCCGGTTGTCTCATTCTATTCAATTCATTTCTTACTCTTTTATTTCCTATATTTCCTACGTCCCTATATTCTTATATCCCATGTATTCTCAATGCAATCATCCCTCCGCCTGCATACGGGAAAGCTTCGCATGGTATACCGCTACTCTTCCCTGCATTTCTTTCATGCCATCCACATTTTTCTCATACACCGTTACCATACCTTCATCCACCAGTACCCCAATGGTATTCCGGCATTTTCTGCACTCCACCTCTGAATTGCTTACCGAGCTTTTTATCAGGTATGCGCCACACACCGGACAGTGTACATACCACTTGCTTTCACTATTTGCTCCCATGCGAACCCTCCTTTAAGTAATACCATGAATCTTTTATCACTCAAACGGATAAGGGAAACAAAACCGTTATTGAGCCTTTGCCGACAGTAAGTTCCGCGCACCGAAGCCGTGCTGCTGCCGACCATTCTTCTATGCGGTAAACGCCGGGTATCCTCTGAAACAACAACCTCCGTGCTGATCGCATTCACCGCTTCTGTTCTATATTATAGTTCTCCAATCTCTCGATGTCAATATATTTTTCTCTCATTTTTCTATTTTTGATTGACATCGAATACTCTTCCGGTTATAATAGGCTTGAAGTAATCTTACAAAGGAGGTCGCATTATGGCTAACAACAACGGTCATACCGTGCCTTTCGAGGCATTGCCCCAGCGAGGCAGAGAAACGAATAAAAGACCTGTTCCGTATAAGACTAATGATACTAATGAACATTCCGCTTTTGATGCGGATGATATGAAAATGAATAATACCCTCGGCAAAAAAATCACGCAGGCCAGAAAGCAGAAAAAAATCAGCCAGCGGGATCTGGCGACTATATTCAAGGATTATAATATAACCGTCAGTTCAGGCGCCATTAGTAAATGGGAAAAAGGAGATGCGCTTCCAAATCCTTATCAGCTGCTTGCCCTATGTCAGATTCTTGATATTAGAGACGTACTCAAATATTTTACCGGAAGAACTCCTGAACCAGAAGATTATTCACCGGAACTCAGCCAAAAGGGATTGAATATCCTTCAACTCTTCAAAGAAACACTGATTGCTTCTGGAAATTATCAGGTAAAAAGCCGCCGAACTGAAAAGCCCTCTTCCCCACGCAAGCCGATCCTGGTCAAAGTATTCTCGACTCCGGCTGCCGCAGGCTCCGGCTCTTTCCTTACCAGTGAAGACTACGACATGATTGAATTTGATCCGGCCAATGTCCCGGAAGACACCGATTTCGGTATCCGCGTAACCGGAGACAGCATGCTCCCCCGTTATGTTCCGGGGCAAGTCGTATTTGTAGAACAATGTAAGGAACTATACAATGGCGAAATCGGCGTGTTCGTCTATGATGATAACGCTTATATCAAACAGTATACGGAATCTACGCCTGACGAAGATGATCTTGATTATTACATGACCAGCGAAGGCGTGGTCAAGCCTAAAATTGACCTTATCTCTCTAAACAGAGACAGAGCCGATTGCGACGTCGATGTACGCCCTGAGAATATGCTGATTATTGTTGGTCGGGTACTGAACTAATACAATTACCAGATTAAAATGCGAGGTGAAAGCTGTATGATATTTTTCTGTGATTGCTGCCATTATACCTTTTCTGCAGCTTCTCTCCCGGACCGCTGCCCGGACTGTGGGAAACAACGGTTTTCTGGAACCCCAGCTGTACGTGAGGCTACTGCCAAGGAAATCAATGATTATAAACGGATCAGAATAGAAATTGCCGCAGAGAATAAAATTCTCAAAACTCCTTGATATAAATCTTTCTCTCGGCTACAATAAAAAAGAACTTTTCCCAGAATGGAAGTGAGAACAAACATGCTTGATGTTACAGATATTGAACAACTGCGGTTTACAACCGAAATGCAGATATTCGACCGTAAAAGCGCCAAAATAGAAGCGAAGGCTCTGGCGATTCATATCATAGCATTCGCCAATGCTGATGGCGGCTACATTGCAATTGGAATTGAAGATAACGGCGCAGTTACTGGTATAGATGATCGGGAGGCGCACATAAACGAACTGCTCCGTGTGCCGTTCGATTACTGCGTTCCCTCCGTTACCGTGGAAACCAGTATTCTGGACTGCACCGACACCAATGGTAATCCAAACCATATCCTACTCATGCACATTTTCCAGAGCGCTCAACTCCACGCAAACCAGGTGGATGAGGTTTATTACCGTGTGGGCGATAAATCCAAGAAAATGAATTTTGAGCAGCGCACCCGGCTCATGTATGCCAAGGGCGGCCGTTATTTTGAGGATATTCCCGTCCGGGACGCCACTTTGGATGATATCGATCTGGATTTTGTAAAAACCTATACGGAAAAAATCGGTTATCAAAAAGGACCTCTGGAATATTTGCGAAGCAATAAGGATTTCATTGTAACAAGAAATGGTCAGGAGGAAATCAGCGGAGCTGCCATCCTACTTTTTGGCAAGAATCCACAGCGTTTTTTTCAACGGGCCAGAGTTCGTTTCATCCGCTATGAAGGCACAGAAGCAAAAGTCGGTACAGAAATGAATGTGGTGAAGGATGTGATTTTCGAAGGAAAAATCTTAGACATGGTACGGAAATCTACAGAATTCGTCAAGGGGCAGATCAAGGAGCACACTTTCCTTGGTAAAGACGGGCGCTTTGTTACCATCCCGGAACTCCCTGAGTTTTGCTGGACTGAACTGATCGTAAACGCTGTCGGCCATCGAGACTACTCCATCTCTGGAACTGATATCCAGATAAAGATGTTTGACGATCATTTTACTGTGGAAAGTCCAGGCATGCTTCCCGGACTTGTTCGGACGAATAATATCCGTGAGATTCATTTTTCACGGAACCCTAAGATTTTTGAATTCTTGCATGAATATGAGTATGTGAAGGAATTCGGAGAAGGTGTCGATCGAATGTTTCGGGAAATGGAGGACGCTGGGTTGCCGGAGCCGGAATATCGCATTGTGGAATTCATGCTGTACGCAACACTGAAGAATCAGAAGTGGGGGGAAAAACAAAAAAGCCCCCAAGATACCCCACAAGTCACCCCACAAGATACCCCACAAGTTGAACTTACTAATGAGGATAAATTACTAGTGTTCTGCACTGTTCCCCGCAGCCAAACCGAGATGATTAAACTGCTTGGGTTGTCTGACCGGAAACATTTTAGAGAAAAGTATTTAAAACCTCTTTTAAATTCTGGATTGTTGGTTATGACAATTCCTGACAAGCCCAACAGCCGTAACCAGAAATATGTCAAGGCATCTAACGTATAAAAAATCCTCCAAAGGGCAACAGTTATCCACATTGCTCCTTGGAGGATTTTCCTCTCCAATTATTCTTTTTCAATGCTATAACGAACATTACCCTTCCATCAACTCTACCATAAGCCTGGCCCCGACTTTTAGTCCTTCAATATAGCTCTGGCGCTCGTAAGCTGTACACAGTTCAAATACGATATTCATGTACTCATCCGCTTCCTCATCCGTATCTACTAAGGCCCTGAGCGTTCTATCCAACGGATTCACAATTGTTTTAAACTCCGGCGTTTCCACAGAGTTGAATTCCGTGTATGATTGATAGATCAGTTCAAGCAACGTTTCCATTTGACCACAGTAATTTGCCGGATGAGATTGTAAATAAGATACGATTTGAGTTACGATTTCTTGACTGTGTCCTGATTGGACGCCCCATACTCTCTGCTTCATATTTATCACCACTTCCCCTTTCCTTTTTGTGGTGATATTACCTCTAAGGAAAGTACATAGCAAGTTATGTTGAAAGTATGATATTGTTCTTTATGCGATACAATTACAAAACCCAACTAGTTAAAGCCAGAGCCATCCCCCCGATAACCACACCAATCAGGTTCAGACCGACATCACCCCACGAAAAATGCCGGCCTTGAATCAGCGGCTTGGTAGCTTCATCAATATAACGCCACAACACCACGCCAATAACTCCCCAATGTGAATACCCGCCAAGCCGCAGCGTTACCCCAAGCAAAATTGTGAACACCGCAAACACAACCACATGGGCTGCTTTACGCAGCTTGCTGTTCAAAAGGCCAACGTCCACCTCCAGAAACGATAATTTCTCGGCAAGCTCCCTGCTGGTTCTCCTCGTGTGTTCACCATCCTGATGAGAAAGATAGGTCATAAAAGCAAACCAAAGGACTGTGAAAACCAGAAATATATAAAATACCAAAGGCATGTGATTCATTGGCACTCCTCCCTCCAATGGTTATTATATTACCACAGAGTATTATACATAGCCATTGTTTTATGCCTTCTTTGATTTCAGATTACCGTGCAGCTTCGTTTCCACATTTTCTGGCACCCTTATCACGCCAAACCGCCAGAGCAGGCTATAGCTGTAGCTCACGCCCCGGACATCTGCTATCGCCTTCGGGCGGTCAAACACAGTACACGGCTTCTCCATCGCTTTATCAAAAGCAATTTTTAATGAACTCCAACTTAGGCTTTTACTGTTTTCCCGCCGGTCAATGAACAGTTCTTTTGTATAAGTTCCATTCCTGCCGGTTTTGAGAGTATAGGTAAATGGCAGGCCGGAAGCTGTAAAGAACGGATATCTCTGAAAAACAATGATACATCTCCACAGGTTCTCCTCTGTACAATTCTCCTTCATCTCAGCCACGGCCTGTTTTCGATTCTTATACCGATTTACCCTCTCCGCATTCTGGCTGATCTCAGACATCTTATAAATCACTTTAGAATATGGCAGATAGGTATTAATTGTGGAATAGCTAAGTCCCATAATGGTCTGTATTTCCGTCATCGTTTTTCCCTGCTGGAGCAGCGATTGAATCTGCTCCGTCTCAGTGTATTTCAATACACCGGCTGTGACCAGCAGCTTCTTCACTTTGTTCGGTGGAAGATCCAGTTCTATGGCTGTTGCTTTGATTTCGTTAGTAGCTTGATAAACTTCTTCTACTGCATTGATTAGTTCCTGCATCAATGCTTCCGCATCATAATCTTTCTTTGGTGGACGGCCACGGCTACGCCCACACGCTTGCTTGAATGAAAAAGTAATCGTTAGACCTTAAGTACCAACATCATCCTAAGACGAAAACAGAGGCCTCTAAGTGCCTGAAAACACAAGCTTTTTTAACTGTAATTGCCAATTTTCCTGTTACACAAATTGTTCGCCAATTATTTCATTGCGAGACAAACAAAGGCCACTAATACGTTTTGCAATAGTAAACGCGACCTCTCGATTATTAAAAAAAGCCTCGTGGGCCTACCTTAAAAGCGTATTTTCCTAGTCATCAAGCAAATCCGGTTTCAAGTGAACTTCATCAGCTGAAATCACTTCCATATGTAATAGCTCTGCCAATGCTGTCATATCCCGATCTTCAATCATCAGTTCATATGGCGATTTCCCATTTAGTGCATTCCTTTTTACACTGTTTATATGATTCATCAACCGAATTACCTTTTCGTTGGTCAAGAAACCCATACTCTTTCCCTTTGGAATTACGTATCTGATAAATTCGTGATTCTTCTCAATATGCGGCTTTTGCCATGATGCCATCGGGTCACAATAAAATATCTGTGTCCTGCTCTCCATTGTTTCTGTTGTTTCCATTTCAATGACATGCTTAAATTCACTTCCGTTATCGGTAAGGATAACCGGAAATAGCCTCTTGAACACTTCCAATCCCAAAGCGGTTTCAAGATAATCAAATACCCGTGTTACCGATTCTGCTGTACCATCTGGTATCAGGAATAGAACCATAACACTATTTTTACGAAATATCATAGTGAGGAGGCATTGACCTTTCTCACGTTTTCCCTTGACGGTATCCATCTCAACAACTAAATTTTCATCCCGTCCAACCATATACTTCTGATAGTCCTCATATGTCCTGTCCTGACGGCAGTGTTGTTTATCAAGCCGATCATGATTATTTTTCTTTTTTCTCCTCTTATATCTAAGCTTACGACGTAAATCTATGCTCTTTATGCTCAGTTCACCGCTATCGATATAATTATAAACAGTCCTAATACTTACCGGTAATTCATTGCCATGCTCCAAGTAAATATGACTAAGAGGCTGCCCTTTTTTGACGAGTCCACTGATGAGTATATCCATATCTTGTAGTTCTTTCTCTGACAATTGAATCCCTTTGCGCGATTCACTTCGTCTTTCATTGGATAAAGCCTCAGCCTTCTTAGCACTATAAAAATATCGATGTTTCTGACAGGTTTTTACTTTCTTGCAACCGTTACAAACATATGGTGGATAATGAACTTCAGAACACTCTGCACTCTCATAGCCATTGCAATAATCGGTACATTTCTTCTCTGGACATTTCCGGCATTCTATAACACACCCCGGCTGTTTACACACTCCTGTTCTTTTGCAGGCTGCTGCTTTGTAACACTTATTCCAGCGAATGTATCGTGCGGGCATTTCCATCCTGTTTGCTTGTATTTCTCTGGAGATGCTCGTAGGATGTCTCCCCAATTCTAATGCAATCGCCTTTAACGATTGCTCTTTATATAGACCTATTTCAATTAGAACCCTCTCTGAAAATGTTAGCTTCCCTTTCTTTACGTCCGCCACGTACTATTCCCCCAGCGCAGTATTCTTGAGGGCTCCGCCCTCAAACTCCCGCGGTTTATCGCTTTTGTTTTCCAGAAGGACACCGTGCAGCGCTCCTAAATTAAAAAGGACGGCTTTAGCAGCTGTCCTTCCGCCAAACCTTGTAAGCCGCTCAAGTTGCACCGCTGCATTGCTCTATCCTGCCTACAAGTAAAAGCAAACATATTATATAAGCAATGAGGCATTTTTGCAAGATAGGTAATATACTCTGCAAAACTAATCGCTCTTTGGGGGGGGTGAATTCTGAGACCTCCGGGTTGCGATTACAATTTCATTTTAGGTATTTTTGATAAATTCATTTTTCTCACACTCCGTTTCTTTTGTTTTTGTTCTTCTTTTATTTCCGTTATAAACTATATAGCAACCTTCAAAATATACCGTGTGCGCCTCAGCTCCGGTTGGAGCCTGTGTTTCACACACGGCATTATTATTTTCTCTTGGGGTTATTTCAGTTTCTCCAAAATCTCGTCCGCACTCATCCCGCTTGCCAAAAGCTTCTTAACCACACTCTCGGCTTCCGCTTTCTTCACTTCTTCGGTGGCCTTCTGATCAGCGGCGGCTTTCTTGGCTTCCAATGCTGTTAATTCTTTCTGGGCCTTCTTCAACCCAGCTTTCTTCTCTTTCAGAGTGTTCTTCTGCTCTTCAATTGCTTTCTGGATGGAAGCAATTTCACTGTTGAGGGCTGTGATTTCGGATTCCTTTTCCGTTATTTGGGTTGCATAGTCGTTCTGGGTTTTGGGACGGTTTTTGCTACCTTTCGTTCTGGGCATGGGTGATAACCTCTTTCCTTTTATAGTGGTTTAAGTATAGCACCGTGGAATAGCGAGGGCAATATATTCACTTTTTCTTATAATCCGAACATTCCATCAAAAAATCAGCAGACACAAAATACGGATTATTCTTATCTCCGTTTTTTACAATTAAGATTGAATCATCATCTGCTGCAAGAACAGTAATCTGATCGCCAGCTTTCAAAACAAGTTTTACCTTCTTGATTTCTGCATCTTTTGTCACAGAGTATGTTCCCAGAGTTTCCAGTTCTTTTTTATCTCTAATATCTCTGTATTTGTTGGTAATCACGCTTCCCACTGTACCGCCTACTGCCAAACAGCCGCCTCCAATTATTGCCAGAAGATTTAACGGACCGCCAACTTTCTTTGAAGCAGTTATAATCCATTGATACCATCCAAGATTACTCATTCTCTCACCTCAGTTTCAGCTTGAAAGTATCCTATTATATTATCATTGGAGACGGATCAACTGCTATTTTCAATTTTTTAATCAGCCCAAAAACATACGGATACAATTTTTCGTCATCAAATTTTCTCAATTCATCTATTAATTCGTCCATTGAGAGAATTTTTCTCACATCTCTTATATCTGTAGGATATGATTCCTTACCTATAATGAGGTTAAAAAAGCGAGTATCTCTCAGTGCTTCAATTTCCTTGTAGCAAGGAGTACCTTTGTGCTTAATATAGTTATACGTATTTCTGATTTTCGACTCAGAAAATTCTTTCCAGAACTCAACAATTAAATCAATTGCATCTGAAAATTCTGGTCGCATTACTTTAAGATATTGAAATGGATTACCCTCCGCATGTGGCGTACTCACACCATTTTCTGTCTTTCGCAACATATCCAATGACTTTTCAATCGAATGCATACCAATGATTTCATCCGCATTAGTCACATTTCCTTCATTGTCGAATTTGTATAAAACATATTCTGCTGAAACATATGTCATCGTCCATGTTAAATCAACTAGAATATTATAATTTATTAATGCTGTTTCAAGCATTTGGGATTTGAACATTAATTCAATGCCCTTTTGAGCAACCTCATCATCTACTTTATTAAACCAGTAATCCCAATTATCTTCCTCGGTTTTACTTAAAAATATTCTCGCCATTTCATAGCGTTCAAAAAGTTCATGCCACTTGCTTACGAAATATACATCTTGGCTCGTTGGAAGTTTTGTGCCTATCAAGTTGTATTTACTGCTTGATGGTGGTTCTACTCCTTCAAAAATATCTGTTTGAAATTCCATAATACGCTTCTCCATTAGTTTTTCAAAATGGATAGTTACTTTTATCACATCTTCGCCGATCAT